CCTTGGAGATTCTACAACTTCTGTAGCCATAATTAAAGCTAGGTTAATTAATTCTTCAGCCATTGTGTCAGACAATTCAAACTATATAGTATCTTGCTAACTTATAAGCTTATTTTTGTCTACAAACTTTTCTGGGCTTTTTATATATGTATATATTGCGCCAATAGCTTCTACTGGGGAAACACGAATACTATAATCTAAAGTATCTTTAGCTACTATTATCTATTTATTCTATATACAATACATTAACTATTTAGACCATGGATTGTTATTTGCAGATTTAGTAAATTTATACATGTCTGTAGAGTGTATTTGCTTTGAACTAAGTTTAGTACCGTCTGAGTTCGTAAACATAATACTTATTATATATAGAACATCACTTTGTAATGGATATATAAAATAACCAAGCCGTGTTGTACCAGACAATATGTCAGACGTTGTTGTTCTAATTAACGGCTGTAAATCTTCAACTGCTTTTTCATCACCTTCAAAAGGAACTTTCCTCGTGTTATTTCCTGTAAATTTTTGAGCTATTAGAGCTAGGTAAGCCTTGTCTAGTAATGTAGCAATTTCGTATTCAGTTAACGACGGATATGACGTGGTGACATTCTCCTTGTCATATTCGATCATAAACTTTTCGTATATATCTTTATGCGTCATACGTCGTTTGTGTTTTATTACTTATTATTTGTTTCGTTAATAATAACAAGCTTAAGATCTTGATTTTTCTTATTATCTAAGTAAGTTATAGCTTCTGCTAATGATGTAGCGATCAAGTCTGTACCGTAATAGTAATTAGTTTTATCTTTACGAATTACACCTTTAGCTACAGCTTCTTCAATAATAAATTCTGTATCTTTAGTTTTATTGTCAACCCACTTATCAAAGAACTTCTTAGGATTCTTATCAACCATTGTAAACAGTGTAGATTCTACAAGTTCGTTAGACAAATCGTCTGATTTAACACCAAACAATCTAAGACATTTACGCATATTATCGAGTGATAGTTTATCAAACTCTCTAATAGCTTCCCTACGAAGCTTATTAATCTTATTCTGTTCAACAGCTTCAGCTTGACGATTAATTAAAATATAATCCTTACCAGCATCAAGTTTATCAAGTGATGTGGCCACTCTTTTATGACCTTCAAGGAACTTAATAATCATAGCTTGACGAGGAACTGAATCGTCTAACAATAATGGCTTAGCGCCAACCTTTACACAGAATGTAGTCCAGAAATCACTAGTACGTGATAAATGGCCTTCATCATAACCTAAAGCTTTTTCAAAATATTTTTCATCTTCTGGTGTAAGACCAGTGTATATCGAGCCAGACCTTGTAAAATAAGGGGCGATATAATCAAAACATCTGCTGTACTTCAATAGTCCAGCCCATGGATTCTTTTTCTTAATTCTTAATTCAACTACCATAATATTTATTTAAATTAGTGTTGTTCCGTATATAATATTAATATATAAAGGGCGAGTGGAGATAACCACGAGCCCTTTTTATATTATATATTATACAGCCGAAACGAGACTCGTTATTTCAATCCGTCAGGATTGGAATATAAGAGTTGAGTCGAGACTCGTTATTTCAATTACGCCTGCTTGTACTCTGAATCGTCAGCATCGCAGTAAAGTACACCACATGCGAGTGGGTTACGTACCATGATACCCTCTTCACCTAAGAAGTGAACCTGGTAACCATCACGGCTATTAGAACGAAGAGTATTAATTGAGTTACCGTAACCAGATGGGAGCACAGAACCACCAGTACACCACTGTACGAATTCACGACCCTTACGACAAACCTTAACGATATTTGCCTGACCGTCACGCATACCAAGATCAAGGAACAAGAATGTGTAAGACATTAATGGCTTACCTGACAATGGGTGAAGTTGACGGAACATCTCCATATTGTCAAATAGAGCACACTTCTTAAGAGTGAGTTCGATACCATTAGTCATCTTGTAAGTTGTGAACTGACCACCAAGAGTCAACTCCTGACCATTACCAGTGATAAACTTAGTATCAATCAACTGCATTGTAGCTACCTTTTCCTTCAATAGGCGATCGAACTCACGCATACCCATCTCACCAGTTAAAGCAACAAACTTACGCTCGTTTGTACCAAGCATGTTGTAGCAAAGATCAAAGAGGTAATCCTCGAGCAACTCAGTTGTAAGAGTTGTGTAGTAACGTGTGTTAGCTGGGCTAATCTGCTCGAACAGACCTGCACTGATAGCAACGGGTCTGCCGTTTGTACCTTTATTTGAGTATGTACCGTCAGCGTTGCGGTTAGACTTAGCAAAGAGCAACTGATACTCTTCACGCCTCTTCCACTCACGAAGGGCCAACCAGTACTGATAGTCAGACCAGAGATAAGACTTCTTGCCTGTCTCAGGATCTGTCAAAGCGATAGCCAATACTGTAGAGTAAGCATCACCAGTAATATCGTAAGAAAGACGCATTGTCATCAAGTTGTTCTTCATCTTGAATGGAGTCTGATAGTTCAGAATGTCTGCCTCATCTGAATACTCTTCGTATGCAGAACCGATACGGCTTACCTGACGACCTGGGAGAAGATACTCACCTGGAATATATGCACCAGAACCAGCATCTGCTACGTAGCACTCATAAACCCAAGCGCTACCATCCTGATAAGGAGTACCAGATACACGAACCTGGAAACGATAGTTGTCAAATGACAAAATTGCGCCAGGACCGAAGTAACGCTCTTCAAGACCGAGGTAGATTGGAGAATTACCAATACCAGCAGTAGTTGTAGCAGCAGCAGAAGTTGTAGCTGAATCTGTTGTTGAAATTACTTTGCCATTATACTTAGCGTAGCGAATATTAACTGCGTGATCTTGATCAATCTGCACAGCCCATTCATATTCGCGATTCTCGATAGTCATAGTCTTACCAAGACCACCTGTAATCATATCAATAGTAGTTGATACACCATCATCCTTTGTACCGAATACAAGAGACAAGATACCAGCAACCTCATGAGGCTTTGTAAGCAAAGCATTAGAAATCATGTTTTCGTCTACAAGATCAGAGAATCTTTTACCCCTATACAACTGTAGACCATTAAGTAAAGTATTATTCATATATTATTATAATTTATTTATCTCAAAAAAGACCACTTACTAATTCAGCAGCACTCTTCTATTTTTGTCGAGAGTTATATGTACTATGGTTTTTAGCAGTGTGTCTCATTATTTTTCTAAGTTTTTCTGCAGCGGATGTTTCACCATCTCTCTTAGCTCCAGAAACCAAAGAATCGCCCTTCATTGTAAAGTATGCTGACTCAATTAGATTCTTTGAAAGATTCTTATTAAAGTCTCTCTGATACTGTGATACGCCATCTTGATCAACCTTAAAGATATATTCATATAGAGCTGCTCTATCTTCCTTAGGGATAGAAATACCTCTAATAGTACTTAAGTTGTTAATATCGCTCTATACACTCTGGAAGAACTATCTATTCTGCTCTTCTTGTTGTCTAGCGTACTCTTCTTGCTGCTTCTGGCTTTCTTCAATTTCTTGCTGTCTAATAACCTTTAATCTATCTAAGGCATCACTAGACTCGTCATACAGCATATCAGCATCTTCATACCTACTAATCTTATTATTAATCTGCTCATCTGAATAACCATTATGTTTCAGAAGTTCTCTAATAATAGACTTTTGGTTATCTTCATTTTCTAGATCTAAATTATCAAAAGACAAAGTCTCCTGTTGTTTCTGATAGAAGTCTTCAAACTTACCACCATTCTTAACATATTCGTCAAGCTGAGCAATTCTATCATCAGCATATTGTGGAACTGAATTATGTTCTACAACTTTACCTAGATATTGTGTGAACTCTTCTACAGTTACAGGTTTTTCTTCATCTTTAAAATCCGCCATATTCCACCCTAAAGATTCGCCTACTGCATCAAACAGGGCAGAAACTTGCTGAGCTTCTGTTACATCTTCAGCAGAAGGCTCAGTATCACTACTATTATTATCATTAGTAGTGTTATCATTATCTTGATTATCATCAGTTTCTTTTTCTTCCTTAGAGTTATTTAAAATATGTTCAGGGATTTCCGTTTTGTCATTACCGACGGTTAAATCATCCCCATCTTTTACATCCTCAGAATCGCCTGTTTGGTTATCTGGAGTCTTATTGTTATCATCGTCTACCTCAACAACACTATCTTGTCTTCCCATGTTTGTTACATCTGTGGTTTCTGTCGCTTCTGCTCCATTACCATAAATACTATCAAGCATATTGTCAAGTGCTGATGGTTTGTTATCTTTGTTTTCCTTCATAATTATTAATTAATAATTAAATATTATTTTCGCATAACTGCGTATTATTTTATGTAATTCATATTTTGTAATACTTGATTATATAAATCATTTACAAAATATTTAGCGTACAAGTTATCTTTACCGCCTTTATATCCTTGTAGATTAATCATAGGCTAGTCATTTAATACAGCACCCATAGTCTATTCTATTGGAGGTAACTCTATAGAGTGCTAGAATATAAATGGACTAGACTATTCTTGTGGCACATATATTTCTGGTTCTGGGCCATTCCCAACAGGAGGTAATATGACCTATTTAAACGGCTCCTAGGCGTTCTATTCTATCTGCTCAGCCACTTGCTAAGGTACGTATGCATTAGACGGCTGTATGGGTTCTAAAATAGGTTGTACGGGCTTCTACAACATCTTCGGAGCCTACTATATAGACTATCCAAAATGTTTAGCAGCTGCAGCTCTAGCAGACTTCATTCCAATCAAATTGTTAGTATACTAATCTAATGGAGCTTGAAAGTATCCAATACGTTTAAGCTCTTTAGCATAAGCCTAAGTAGTATCTGCGTTTAAAGCCTTCTTATACTTACCAGCCATATCATTTAGATAGGCATTAACAAAATCTGCATCACTCTTATAGTAATGATAGTCTTTACCATTATAACCATACCCACCATAATTATGAGCTCTTAATGCAAGAGGGCTAGTACCATAAGTACTTTCAAATGCTAACTAACTCATAACATTGTCATATGAAGACCGTTTATTATATCCTCTCTATCTAAGACCTTGGTATACTAATGGTCCTAACTTATCAGCAAAGACCTAGAATTTACTAGGTGCTTTGCTAGGTCGTTTAATTGGTTTCATAATCAATTCTCTCCAGATACTTTATTCTTTAACGCTGTAGATGCTTTAATCTTTTCTCTCTGTAGAGCAGCATCATCCTTTTGCTTCTGTAAGGCCATTTCGTGGTCCATACGCTTCTTTTCTAAGCTTATCTTAGCATCTTCTATCTCACGCTTCTAACGAGCCTCATAGCGCTTTAAATAAGCCTCCTGATCAATCTTACGTTGCTCTGTAGCATCCTTAGCAATCTCCATAGGATCAGGTATACCATTCATGTTAGCATCCTTATCCTCAGTACCACGATATGCACTAATTTCAGCTACTGCAATCTTAGTCTGATTATCAGCATCGATCTTATAGCGCTCAAGATCCATCTTAGCCTCTTCAAGCATAAGTTCTTGTTGCTTAGCTTCATTCTGCATTTGTTGTAATTGTTGCTGCTGTTGAGCTTCAGCTTCTTGCTGTTGCTGCTACATTTGTTCTTGACGAGTCTACATATCCTTAAGCTTCTGCTTAAGTATATTAAAGTTGTCATTTGTAAGAATCTCAGCAGCTTCAAGTAGACTAGCACCATTCTGCATAGCTGGTTGTATAAGTTGCTATAACTTCTGTATATTCTCTACATCTTTTGAAGTATCACTTACAAATACATCCATATCTTCGTAATAGAACTTCTTTGCTATATCTAAGAAAGCCCTTTCGCCATTATCAAATACATACGAAAGCTTCTGTTTACCAGTACCTTCCCATGCACCTTTAGCTGTATTAAGAAGCATAGTCATTACGTGTCTCTTACACTGATTATGAACCCAGAACAAAGGCTCTGTGATATGTGATGATTGTGTTACAGATCTTTCAACATTACCAACCAATTCTGATGTACTAATAGCACCTTCTCTCTAAGATGTAATACCAGATATAGTACCAGCCAATAGTTCTATCTTATCCATTAGCTATATATATTCTGATATAACCTGAGACATTGTAAGATCTAACGATGTAATCTGATTAAATGTAGCAGGCTTACCACCTTCACGACCTGGTATATTCCAACCTTCTTCATATGGGTTAATGAAGTTAACACCTACTGAAGATAAGTAATGCATCCACCTATCTGGTGTAATATTCATAGACTTAGGTATCTATGTAATATCCATATTTATAACCTTACCTTTGTCTCTAGCTATTGCAAGTTCAAGTCTATACCAAAGTACAATGTACATATATTGTAATGGTTTTAATATACTTACAAGAGATCTTGGCCTACTGTTTGTTGCACTATATACACAACCACAGTATGGTAATTTCTATGAGTTAGGATTATCAATACTTACATGTTGATATTCAAGTGGCTGTATTCCAAAATATAAATCAGAACCAGCTCTATATCCTTCCCATACTTCTACAATCCAATCTGGTTCTATAGATACCTCTGTACCAACTGGCTTGTATGTTTCGTCACATATTGTTACCTATGGTTCTCCAGCTTCATCTAGAACTGTTACATAGAATATCTTCTTAAAAGACTTCCAGCAAGCATGCCATACATTAATAGAGTGTTTATTCTAGAATGATAAGCCATCCTTGTCGTATATATGCATAGTTATATGATTGAAATCATCAACAGGACCTTTCTCTGGCATATCACCAATAGGTGTACCAGAAAGCATTTCGTTTAGCTTGTTTAGATCCTTCTCAGACATCTTATCATTATATCTATCATATATCTCAGCTACTGGTAATCTCATCTTACGAACACACCAAGAACCGTCTTCTATAAATTCTAAATCTGGACTTTTATCATAATCGAAATCCATAGGGTTTACACGTTCTGCATAAGGTTCACCATTTTGTATACCAATATAATATACCTCAGTACCACTTATCAAACCATCTTTCCAACCTTTAATAAATTCATTATGTAATGAGAGTTTTTCTTTAAGGTATTCTAGTGTATGATAAGCTGTATTTTCTACAACATCTTTGTACTCTTTATCCATATACTTAGCGATAGCTTCTGGTGGCATAATTTCACCACTCTGTAACTATTGCTAAAACTATTGTTGTTCTTCTGGGCCCATCTTAGATTGTATAGCTGCCATCATATACTACATAAGCATTTCTTTTTCCTTATCTTGTAGTTCTGATACAGCCTCTTGAGATGTACGAACAACTCTAAAGTTTAATGGTCTTTTAGTCTCTTCACCTATAAGCAAATCAATCTTAGGTCTAATTATGTTAAAGTCCTAAGGGGTAGCAGGAAAACCATCATCTACCTTAAATGGATTTGTTATACGCTTAAAGTCTTTCTCGTCAAAGATACTGTTATATAAGTTGTAATAGGTCTACATCTCGCCATGCTGCGTATCACGCCTACCGCCGCCAGAAGTAACATTACCTTCGCCTATTATATAATCCACACAATCATGCTGCCAATTCTCATCTTTCTTAGTCAATGGGAGCTTCTGTTGTGGAAATGCGGCACTATATAAATTATCTTTTACTCCTATCATTGTTAAAATGTAAATACAGGTATGTCATCTTGTTGCTACTCGTCATTCCACCACTATTGGCCAAATAACGGCATTTCAAAGAGTTCAACCTATTTGTTTTCTTCTTTACTTTTAGCTACCTTTACCTAATAGAGTTCTTCTCTGTATATCATAGTCATACATAATGCTATGACTCTATCGACGTTCTTCATACCGTCGTTTTCTATAAGCTCTTCTATTAGAGGTTCGCTATATATTCTTTCTATATTAGGATGTCCTGGCTCAAATTCATCCATAAGCCATTCAAGTATTAATCCTTCTCCATAAGCCCTAATAGACTTAGTCATATGACATCCTTTTCTTCTTTGTACTTTTGAATCTTTAAATACTTCAGAGATTATCTTATCTGGCTAATCTGCTAATAGATAATCACAATGTTTATTTGTGAAGTAAGGATAAATACCTTTACGTTCATTCTCAAATAATAACCTTGCATTATAAAAGATTAAAAGCTTTCGTACATTTTCATAGTACTCTTCAGCAGTATCAGGCCGTCCTGAATATTCTGCTACAATAACATCGTTCCAAGCTTCTCCAGCTTTAACGCGTTTAAATATGAATGTTGATCCTAAAGAATTAGTAAATGACTCATCGTGGTCGTAAGGATCACAATTGTGAGTCATTATATTTCTACATAAGAAAGTATGAGTATCACATTCAAAATTATACACAATACCAGTATACTTGCTAATATCTATCTATTTTATTTTGCAAATTATATATCTAAATTCGTCATCAAAAACCATTTGTTTATTTGAATGATTTGATAACTATCTATCTATTATTTTATTAGCCTTAACTGTATCTTCTATACAATATTTATCAAATAAACGTTTTAAATAAATAGATCCAGATTGTGCAATTCTCACACGATATGTCTTTTTCTAATTTACAACTCTTCCACATATTGTAGACTATTTGCTATCTCTTAGTTTAGATATTCCATTTATTATTTTAAGCGCAAATAATAAATCCTAAACATCTTCTAATAAGTTTAAATTTACACTTACAAATTCAATAGTTGAGGTATTATTTCTATTATAAACACATCCATCAGAAGCCAGATAGCCAGATATTATATTTAATTTATATCTATCATTTATTCTTTTAATTCTATCTGGTATTGATTTATTATAACAACTATTACCAAACGTATTACTTAACCATTGCTACACCTTTTTAGATGTAAAGTTTAGTTCTATAGTATTTCCTCTTACCCTATAATACGGAACTATACCTAATTCGTTTTGTATAAAATTATAACACTTATCAAAATAAAATTTTTGATTTATATCAAATGCGATAGAAACAGAATGCTTTTTACTATCGCACCAACCATCACCTAACCACAACCCAACAAACCACCAAAACTAATCAGAGTTTATTGGAGCGTCATCGCATTTATTATTTGTGTTATAATATACATTTGGAAATTTACAATAATATCCAACTTTAATATCTTTTGCTTTTACAAAATCATATTCTCCATTTAATGTCTGTGAGCATAATATTGGATGCTCTCTTGTAAATGTTGTAGTTCTATAAGAGTTGGCTGTTCTGATAGTGTATATATCTTCATTTTCTTTATCATAACGCTATAGATTACGTATATTAACAAATTCGCCATCTCTATTTATAAGCTTGTCATCAAGAGTTACATCTTCTACATTTACCAAGCCTCTTTGTGTACACACTTTTTCGCCTGGCGTTAAACACCCTCCTATATATAATCCAAATGGAGGATCTTTAATTGGGTACTCCCATATTACTATTGAACCATGTGGTTTATCATCTTTCTTCAAATGATAAGTTGTTATATCACCAGACTTCTTTTCAGTAGCTTTAACCTAACCATCTCCATCCCAAGCTAAGTCTACTACGTGTTTCATATTTCGTAACTTCTCATTAGTTCTAATACGTGTTAATTGATTCATCAACAACTATCTAGGGAAAATGTTTTTACCAAGCTCTAATACAGCTTCCTATGGTTTTAGTGGACGCTCTGATATAAATCTATCAATAGAAGTCTAAGATGCACCGCCATCTTTTACTTTATTTCTCTAAGCAATAAGTTCTTCTACAGCTTTCTCTTTAAGACTATTGCCATACTAATCCATGAATCTCTACTTACCATTCTCATCAGTAGATTCCATATTTGACCATGATGGGACGAAGAAACCACATTTAGTCTACTCTTGACCATCATCCCAAATGTTAGGAAAAGCCAAACAGTTAAACGCTTCTGGTTTATAGAATAAATTCTTAAGACCATCGAATGCGCCACCTTCTGTACCTCCAGTACCGAAAGCAATCAAAAGACCAAAAGCTACACCATCGTCAGTTTCTACAGCAGGCTGTTCAACTCGCCAAGCCGTTTCAAGATTAGGGAACTTACCACCTTCTTCAAATAGTACAAGTTTACCACGAGTACCACGAAGTCTTTCAGGATCATTCTTAAGTGTGATACCTGTTATACTAGACAAATAACCTTGCTCAGTCTATTTACCAAACTCATCTGTAATTTTAAAACCAGATACACGTTCCATACGTGTACTTGTAAGACGTTGTTTTGACCAAGCTGTGTTTTTATCTATAAAATCCATTATTTGCCAAGCTTTAGTAAGAAGACCATCACCAATCAAGAACTTCTATTCTGAAGCTACAGCAAAACTTTTAGATCCAGGTATTAACTCATAATTACGTACTAACATAGACGCTCCTTTAAATGAGTATCCACGCTGTCTTGATTTAAGCACAACTAAATGCTTACCTTCAGTTTCAGCTTCTTCTATGGCGTTAAAGTAATAGTAGTCATAATCCCAGAAGTTTGGAAACTCTAATATACGTTCACGTCTTGTACGTTTATTACCATATCTATCTGTATATTCAACCTCACTAAGTTTCATAATTGGGCTATAGTTAAGATAAAAGTAATTATATCCACTTATAGCATCACCATCAGGAGCAACATATCCATATAGACATCTATTAGTTTCTTCATCCCAGTACTTTATATAATCAGTAGTTCCTGGAGGAGCTAATGTATAAGCACCATGCTCTTTAAAGAATATAGCTGCCTATCTAAATTTGTCACTATTATAAATCTTCTTATTAAAGTCAACCATAGTTAATTTAAATCCTCTTTAAAGTCATTAGTTCCTTCTTTATATAAAGATCTGCTGTTTTCAATCTTTGATGATAGAACATACTTTAGACCAGTTTTTTTATCTATTAACAAACAATGCATTATATCACTTGGATCTAATACGTCTTTATTTTTATCGTCAGAGCTAAACCAAACAGCACCTAATTCAAAATCTTTCATATTTATTTAACTGTTTCATATAGACCAATAACACCACCACCTTTAACCTTTCCAGATTCAAGCTGTTCTGCTTTAGCTTGCTTCATAGCTATATCTAATGATTTAACCACTCCACTAACATCTTTAAGGATTCGTGTGATTTTAAGTGCTGTGTCTATATCCATACTACCTTCTGAATACTAATTCAGAGTTTCAATCAACCCCTCTGCTGCTGACTATGATGATGAAAGTAATCTAGTTCCAGGAGTCTATTGAAACTCCTGAAACCTTTTTGCTAATATCTTCATTTCGGCAGTAGGTTTATATTTATCATTATTGAACATATCTTTGCCTACAACAGATTCTCTTTCTTTTTCTGGATAAGCCTCGTATGGACTATTCCATTTATATAGCCAAATGATATATTCAATCTCTTTTAGCGCCTAAGATTTATCTTCAGCATTATTATAATACTCCTTAAATGGGGGTATTGCTAAATCCTAAGTACTAAGTTTTATCTTACCACCTTGTATATCAAACATTATTAAATATTCTTAGCTAATATTTCACCAGCATGTATATTATCACTTGTAACTCCAGTTACATACGGATCTAAGTTATCAAGATCTTCTTTAGCTTTAACAGTCCAAACTTCGAGCGCACAACCAGTTTCAGCAAGCTTGTCTACAGATTCTGCTTCTGCAGTTTTAAGATTATCAATATTTACATCTGCAAACAAATATGCTTTAGAAGCAGCAGCATCGGTATTAAATTCATTTATCTAATTAAGTAGAGTTGTCCATTCTGAATGACTGTCACCAATACCATAAAAATATACAATACCATATCTATAGCTTTGATCTTTTTCAGCCATAAGTCTTAATGTATATGCTGTGGAAGATATAAATGTAGCATTACCTCTTAAACCACATCTATTAATAAAGTCAAGAAGTTTTATAGCATATGGCTTACCATTATATCTTGGATTAGTAGTATCAATAGTATTGTTCTACCACATCATACCTTGTTTTATCTCAATATATGGATGTAAGCCACATTCTTTACAAAGCCTACAAAACTCTTCAAGAGTATCAACCTTTTCTCCATTTGGTCCATGGAATGCAAGTATATCAGATAAAGTATGATCGCCATATTTATAAGATTTATCTGCAAGTGTTGTTACGCCATTTGTATAACCAACTGGAACATTATCATCATGACTTACAATAAACATACCATCTTTAGTCATATACGTATCAGTCTCTACATATCTCCAGCCTTCTTTTGCAGCAGCTCTAAATGCAGCTAAAGAATTAGCTCTTTCTAACTTATGGAAACCTTGATGAGCTATACCACGCATAACTTTATCGTCGTTTGTATGATCTTTCTTAGCATCAGTTTGAGCTGTAGGTTTAAAATCTGGATTAGATGTTCTTAGCATTATCTTTCCAAAAGATGGTAATGTATTAGTTTGAACATCACCGCTTACAATATTATTAGCAACTAATATCACATACTTTCCATCTACTGTAGCTGTATACTTCTTAGCAGCTGTATTCCAATCTGCTAAGCCAAATGTATCATCTGTTTTTTTCCAACCAATATACATTCTAAGCGTGTCCGGAATAGTAATAATATCACCTTGCTTTAGATCTGCTAAGAAATAAACACGTTTTGAAGCCTAGTTTATATTCCACATCTATGTTGGATAAATAGTAACATTACCATTAATAAATTCAGATGTTATATCTACATCCCAAGGACCGTTGCTATTTAGAGATACTGCTGTTTCTATATCAGAGATAACTTGTTGTAGTGATTTAGTATTATCATCAGAAGTGTTAGCGCCATTGTAACCGCCAATACCATATACATATAAAGATGATTTATTAACAATATTATTACTACTATGGATTGTAGCTTCAATGCAATTTGATTTAGAATTATTTATATTTCCACCAACAGAGAACAACGTAGTAACATTATTGCCGTCTTTTATAAATTTATTAGAAGCGTTATTGATCCCGCACGCAAATTCACCATCATTATATACTGTATTATATATACCAAATACAGAAACGCTAGTTATCTTTTTGTCACCTAAAGAGCATAATGCCATTCCTGAAAGTATAGAGTTGTTTGCATTCTAATTAAATATATATTTTCCGCATGCAATTGTATTGCTATTAGTATTATATATCATGTAAACAAAGCACGCGTCATATTGCTTTAAGAACTTTACACTATCGTCATTTATCTGTATTGTATTTTCGTCAAGTCTTGTAAAGTCTGTAATTACTTTAAATTCCGCTTTAGTGTCATTATAACTATCAATAACAACTGATATAAGTTTTCCGTTATTATTTTTTTTAAAAGCATACTTAAGACTAATTGCAACACATTTGTTTGTTGCAAGATAATCTAAAGCTTTATGAATAGATGATTTTAAACACAAATTATCATTTCCATCTATATTTACTATAGTTATAGTAGATATACCAGAACTTAATATATTATAATTTCCAATATTTGCAACAGATTCTCCAATAATAAGATTATTAGTACCAATTGAGTCTGAATAATCTCCAAGCTAAACGTCTCCAATAGATCTTGGTATATATCTATGTTTGTTTCCACTACCTATATGAGAACCACTAATATGTATACTTGATTTTGTTACTTTATTTTTTTCAAAAGATTGACTAATATCTAAACTTTGATTTAACTAACCTTTAGTATCTACGTATGTGCTTTTGCTAATATTAAAATCTTTGACAAGCTAATCAGCCTTACTATTATTCTATTCACTGTTACCACCTCCATTTGAATGAGTTAAGCTAGCCGCTGCATTAGCATCTAGTACATAACCTTTTGGATACCCATGATCTTCATTACCAATAATGACATTAAGATTCTCTGGGTAATTTAAACCGCCACCAGTAAGTGCGGAATTAACTAATTTTGCTGTATTCATATTTTTATATTAATTTAATCCCGCATCCATTATACGGTTTTATAATTATTTGTTATATTATTATTAATCAATGTCTTAGGATTCTCATGTACTACACAAGCATTACTATATCCTGCGAACACATTACTAAATCTCTGATTACGAGAATATTGTGACGCACTTGTATATCTATTAGAAGGGAATACTGATATAAATTTAAAGTACCCCTAATTAGCATAATTTACATAATCCTAAACAAATGCACTATTTATATTTGTTAAGTTTGTAAACTTCTGGAATACAGAATTAAATACCACTGGGTTAGCAGCTGTACTTTCAGGAGCTTTAACCATAGCAAATACTCTACTAATATTACCAAGTGTATTATTTGATATATAATCAAATGCTGTAAATACTTGGTTTGGATATACAGATGTATTTGCGAATGTTCCGTTTAAAGACACTATATTAGGAGCATATTCAAAGAAATGCGGTGGTATTACATACACATCACTACTATCACTGCTCTTTGACACTCTTGTTAAACTTGAACATGTATTAAACATATTTGACAAGTCTTTCTTAAAATTCTTAAATGGAAGTAACAATATATCTGGTATTCTGCCTCTAAGACCAGATTCGTTGTAATGTGGCCATTGTGGCCCACAGTTGTTAAATATACTCGTAATATCACAATTACCATTACAATACCTAAACAAGTCTGGAGCACAACAGAAGTTTAAGCTTCCGTTAACAACATTATTACCTTGTCCTATTGATACTAATATTGTATTAGTATCATGCTCATAATCACCGTTATGCTTATTCTCTTTAGTAGTTACACCATCGTAAGACCACATTATAGTTTCATCAATATTATCATAGCTTGTATTAATAGAAATAACACCACCTTTATATATAAACTTAAATGGATTATAATTCTCATTGTGTATTGTTTCTGGATTATTATTTACATATGGCTCTATTCTACTATTTGCAAATGCATTCTACAAACCAAGTATTGATGTATTTGGAGCTTCAGTAGATACAACTTGTTTAAAGTATAAAACACCTTCTGGGCTAGTTACTTCTTCCCAATTACCAGAATTTTTGCTAAACCATTTAACAACATTATTTGTATTCTCCATCTTAACTTCACTACCATCGGCTCTTACTATATTATATATTACAACTTTTCTATTGTCTCTATACTCAGTATCTGTTGTTAGCGTTCCATCTTGTATACCATAATAAGTGTTACTTATAGTTCTACTGCCATGATAGAATAACTTATATGGAATATAACTCTGATTGCTTTCAGAGTATGATGAGTTAGAGAATATGCCATTAGCATATTGAAGATTAGGACAATTGGCGAACCCATTTGATGTTAGTTTATATGTAAACTTAACGTCTCTGAACAATCCTATAACATTATTAAGATTTGTATTATTCAAGAATAACGAACCTGGAAGCTCTATATGATTACCATTAATCTAATTAGGCATTGTTGTATATGCGAAAAATCCACAACAATTCTAAAGCTTAGGACAATTCTTAAATATATCATACGGGAACTGACCACTAACAACTTTAGTACAACCAGAACCAAATGTACTCTAATTGTAATTGTTATCTACACAATCTATTGATGTAAGATTTACAAATCCTTTGAAAGAATCATTGTTTATATTAAAGGTAACTCCTCCATTTAATTTCTAAGAAGATAGGAATCCATTTATTCTTGAAACATATTGAGGATTCTTAAATATATTTGTAAAGTTAATTGTTCCATGACCATATTTAGCAATAAACGATGCGTATACCTAAGAAACATTTGTTATTATATTTATCGTATCGTAATCTATATAATTAGCATTTACAAATCTATTTATATTGCTAAGATTTGTTAAGTTCTTAAAGAAGTCTTTAAGATTACCATACAAAGATGGATTAGCTTTAAATGATTCATCAAGATTATCTTTTACAGCAGTATTAAATACATCAGATGTATTAAGTGTGTTTGTATTACTTACAATTACATTATTTGTAGTGCTTAATAAATATTCAACATTACTTATCTTATAATCCTTAGAGCTATGTCTAAATAAGAATCTATCAAACACTCCAGTTGTGGGTCCAGTCCAAATATCACTAATATCAACAAGAGAGTCTACAAGTGGACTAAACAAACCATCATCTACAGTTACGTTATCTTCTACAAAGTGTGGAGAATATAATACTGCACTGTTACCCCAACATCCAGTAAATGTATCATGTAGAGAAGTAATACCTTTAGCAAGCTTAAACATATATCTATTAGGAGAATTATCAGCTTGGCTTGTTTTTTGGAACTTAGCATTCTATACAAAGTAGAACATCGTGTCAAGATTCTTAAGTGAACCTAAATTCTACATTGTATAATATATATCAAACAAAGTACATGCTGTATTAGCGTACATTGACAATGCATTATCTACATCTTGGAATGTAATATTAGTTTGTTTGTTTGATACGTTTATAGGCATAACAAAATTATCATCAGGAATAGCATTGTTTGTAAGTATTTCGCTAGGAAGTTTTACAACATGTGTATTATCTGATATAGCTTGTACATTCTTACCTTGGAAGTTAACAGTACTTGTAGTTCCATGTATAGAGAATTTAGATAATCCGCTAAAGCATCTATTACACTTAATAACTATATTACCATATACTCTCAATAAGTTTACACATTTCTCAAAAGTATTTGTTATATACGCTGGTCTATTATCATCTGTAGAGAACTGTATCTCTTTAATACCAGAATTATATTGTATATTGAAATCTTGTATACTTGAAAAATCTGATAAATCAAGAAGTTGATTGTTATTAAAGTTACTAATCTGTGTGTTGTTTAAATACAACTTAAGTATATTCTATTGATTACAATTAGTAATATTAGCCGTCTTTAAATTATTATTACCAGATAGATTAACATTTGTTAAACTATTTAAGTCTGACAATGTTACGAAGTTGTCTTCTCTACCACCAATCAACTATGTGTTATTTGTGATCTTTACATCTGACAAATTAGGACAGTTCTCAATATCTACTATTTCAAGATTTAGGTTATTATCAACTATAAGTTTCTATAAGTTTTCACAATGTGTAATCTTAACGCTTCTCAAGTTTGCATAACCAGTAAGATTTAACTCTTTAATAGTATTACAATCTTCTATATATACAGAACTTAAGTTATTACAACCTGATAGATCCACATCTGGAAGATACTACTGATGTATAAGCCTTAAGTCCATAATATTACTATTTGTGATATTAAGACTCTACAAAGGCACATTTGTTGGTATAAATATATTAGTAATACAATTACTACCAGATATATCAATATCAGTTAATTTTGTAAACTTAGTTTTAGCGTTAACAGTACCTGGATTCTATTCAATATCAAGATAGAATGAATCTCCACTAATAGCACATGCAGTATTAGCAAAGTTTATAGTTCTAACCTCTGATACGTTTGCTTGTCTAAATACATCAAGACTAAACTGCCCACTAAAGTACTTATTGTTATGCATATCTATAGTATGTATAGCTGGCAAACCAAGTGGGTCAATATTTAATTCATTTATAGATTTAGCAATAGAGCTAATCTTCATATTGTATAATGGAGTCAATTTATCTCCAAGCTCTATAATTGAATTAGAGTTATTAATAGTCCAAGTATAAGGACCACCTTGCTGCATATTACCAACATTAACATAAGTCTTTGTATTGTTTGGTAGGAAGTAGAATGCCTGAACAGTATCACCAACAGCTATTCTTGATATAACTGGACAGTTAGATGTTACTGGTAAGGCGTCAACCTAAGTACCAGCAACGGTAGCATTAACTGTAACGTCAGTGTTATTCTTGAACGTCATAGCTGCTTGTCTCTTAGACATATCTCTCCATCTGAATAAACTATCCAAGAATACAACGTGTTTCTTAAGCCACGTTCTATTATGAGCTACTTTACGACCATGAAGCTTTACAATATCCTTAGCATTTGTAATGATATTACTTGTAAACTGAAGCATATACTTAAGCTTGTAGTCATAGTTAAATATAAGAGATCCACAAAGCTCTGTTTGCTTTACAAAGTACTTATCTGTAAAGTAATTCATAAATGTATCATAACCATTAGCGTTTGCTAACGCTTCAGTAAAACTTCTAAACTCATACCAATACTGTGCATATATAGAGTTTACTGTATCTTGTCCATCTCTCCACTTTGCTTTTGTAAATGGAGTGTCAAGAGAAAGCCACAGTTTATTAGTATTTGCAGATACTGTAGTTTTAGACAAACCTTTATCATGGTTAAACGTTTCAGCTACATACTACATACCTTGTATAGCATTTTCAGATGTAGCCTAGTTTGTTATATATTTAATCCATACGTCTGGATCAATCTTAAGCTCTCCTTGGTTATCACTACCATTAGCAGTATCAAGGTCATAGAAGTCAACATAGAATGTAGAACCGTCCCATGTTCTATATGTAGAGTTCTTACCAAAGTTATCTACAAGACCAAAATAATTACATATGATAAAGTATTTAAAAGCACTATCTACACTAAATCCCATATTATCACTAATACTATTGGGATCAACTATAATCTATTGCTTTCTATTTAACTTACTATAATTACCACTAGAATCAACTGTATATTGATCATAAGAACCAGAGATCATAGGGATAGTATTAGATCCGTTAACATCACTTGAATAACAACCCTCAATAGGAAGTTTCATGATATTTGAAACAAACTCTTTAAAGCCTGGATAATCAGAAGTTCTCTTTCCACTTGGAAATCTAACTTCATATTTCTGATTTAGAATATTATCATCATTCTACCAGAAGTCTCCCTTACTTGTATCAAGATCTTCTGGAAGACTATTTGTTATTCTTTCAAATCCTACAAGAGAGTTAGTATCTTTAATCTCAATCCAAGCTGACTTATCTTGATCAAATGTTTCATCTATATCAACATTATCAGCATAGAATGGGAATGTAGTAACTTGTATAGGATTATGATCTGCAGCATTCTTTATTGACTTTACTTGCTTAAAACCTAAGTTTCTATGAGCGTCACGACCAATGTTAAATGAGTAAACTCCAAGTGGAGTTACAGATAATGTGTTCTAAGCATCAGTATAGAATTTAATAATAACAAACACAGGAAAACCTTCAACTGTATGTTTAAGTGTAGCTGTAGGCTATTGTGTTTTAACATATTGAGAATCATATACATTCTTTAAAGCTGCTGGATCAAATGGAAAGTAAGGATTATCTTTCTTTCCAAGTTCGGTATTTATAAACGAACCAATAGCAGCATTATTAGCATGAGAGCTATCTACAATATCAGCTTTAAGTGTATAAGTTTGTTCTGGTATCCATGTTGACTTAGGTGTAAATATAGTACCAGTTGGCAATGTTATATTTAAGTTCTTTACTGAGTCTTTAAGAGTAGATGTACCCTAAAGGCTTATAGTGGCATTTTTAATAGTCTTTACTGTATTATCTGTATTTGAGCCATCATTACTAATACCAATTGGATCCCAATACTAAACAACCTTATTTTCTGTTTCTGGCAATGTTACAGATGAAGAAGATTGCTGTTTAACAAATGAGTTAAATGACCACGATGAATCATTACTAACATCAATAAGCATAATAGGGACACCTATCTCTTTAGCGTTCTCAGAAAGCTTATTTACATCAAGTCTATTGTTAGAATCGAGTAAGAAGTCTATGGTATACTGCTATGCATCTTGATTATATAGCAAAGATTTAATATTACCATCTGCGTCTCTTGAACAGAAGTTCTTTTTTAACTCTGCATCAATTCTACCATAGTTAGGAGCACTGTTAACATAATTTGTAGCTATAATATTATTTATATGCTGACACATTATATCAAACTCATTAAGAGCTTCTGTGTAAATTCTAATATTATATATATTAGTATCACACTTATTTATTAAGTATTCTTTACCTCCTTTAATATATCTTCTACAACCTACATATAAACTATCGCCCATTTTTATTCTGGTTGATAATTTACGTACAGCTGATACTACACCATCAAGATATACTTTAACAATGTATTCTATATTACCATCAACTAACTGTGAATAGCAAACTATAGCGATGTCGTTATCAATATTATCCTCAAGCTCAAGAACTCTTTGGTTATCTATATACAAACCATGTACGTCTATAGATATACCATTTGTAATATCACCTAAGTTGTTATCAGCTACAGAAACATCACCAGAGAATAATATAGTTCTGTTATCGTCTGGATGATAATCTGCATGATAATGTAGACATATAGTATACACATCTCCTAAAGATGATAGTAAGTCATCAAACTTATAATCAGAGTTGTCAAGCTTAAACTTATTTATAATACCAGTGGCTCCATTACTTACTCTATAATAAAACTCTCCAGTATCTTTAACGCTTATAGTAGATCTAACATTCTGCTTAATAGTAGACATATTAGACTTAGCTACCTTTGATTTAAGCTTATATAAAGTGTTACTATATGGAAATTCATATGTACCTTGGTTGAAGTTTCTTGCAGTCATATCAAAGATACAACTATTATACATATTGAATGTATCGTTGATATAATTAACTTTTGATTTTATAAACTTTATATAGTATGTAGCTTCGGCGGTTTTATCACCAGCTTTAACTACTACTCTAACTTTAGATACTTTATCTTTTATGGCAAATTCTTTATTTGATACAGATATATAATCTTTAACTGTTTGCGCAAATATACCTGGTTGATTTAATCTAACTTGAGTATCATCAATAAATATGTCGTAGTTAAACGATGTTAACTGTGATACGTATGGGGTAAATTCAAGATATAAACTACCATCCATATTAACTTCTACTGGATTATTCTAATCCTTACTCATAACATTAGTTGAGATCATAATGTTATTTGATACGAGTGTTAATGAAGATTTAATAGTTTTAGTTATATTCTAGTCTTGTTTATTAGTAAGAGTTTGTTTTACTGTATACACATCTATCCACTTTGTATCTTCTGTAAACAAGTCAGATAACTCTATAGAATTAGTCTGCTGATTTGTAGAAGCTACACTTATATCGTAAGACTTCTAAATAGTATTACTGCTTCCCTATATTGTTAAATCTAATGTGTATTGACCAATAATACCTACACTATATTGTAATTTAATAAATGATGTATTAAGAGTTGTTAATGAAGCAGCAACGTCTTCACATTTTAATATAATGTTATTATCAATAATAGAACCACTCCATTGACCTTGTCCATACACACCATTGCTATCATCATTATATGAAGCTGACACTACAAGTCTACCAGTATGATTATTAAGCGATCTTGCAATATTTGTATAAGGAATAAAGAATACACTGTTAGAAGCGTTTACTGATGTAGCATATACTTTTGTACTACCAACATAGGCTGATATTTCCCAAGATTTGTTATACTTAACAGATATACCTTCAATATTAACCTATAAGCCATCTTCTCCCATATTAATAGTAGAATTAGACTCTTTATTGTTAACCTTAATTGTTACTGATAATTCTTCACCTGATGGTACTGTACCTCCTCCACCACCAGATCCGCCTCCACCATGAAGTGCAAGCCAGGATATATTTCCTTGCGCTATAGAAAGATCATCTTTTAATCTTTCAATAGCAGTATCTACTGATATTACCGATTCGTTAGCTTTAAGCATTTTGGGATTAGTTAGCGACACTCCTTTAGCATCGTTACTCATTAATATCTCCCATTTGCTACGATCGGTATTAAATTTCTTTAAGTTATTCATTATTAAAAGATTAAAGAGTTATTGTATACGTTTCTGTGCTTGTTATATTATAAGCTTGTTTATCAGCTTCAGATGTAGGCTCACACGTCATACTAACAGTAGTTAAGTTAGGAATCTGTTTATTTGGATCCCACTTAGCAGTGTTCTTATCTTCATTAACATCCCATACACCATGTATCTACTTAGCCTCAACAACTACAGAGTCGTTTGTAACCTTATACTTTATATACATAGGATAATGTTGTTTCCTATTTTCAGTAGGAGCAGTGGCATTTGATGCTGCCTTGAAGTAAGACATAAGCCAAGGTATTAAATATTCATCTCCAGAAGGCTGTTCTTTATTGGAAACAAGCTTATATCCAGTAGCCTAAGACATAACGTATGTAGGAGCTGTAATTGTGTCTACAAGCTCGTATCTTGCATAGTTGTTAGATGGATCAATATCTTGCTGTCTTGTAACCTAAATTACTGGACGTCTTGATAAAGTATCATCAACATCTCCCATTATATCTATAGCTGGGTTAACTTTATTCTCAGATGTAATGTAATTCTCTGGTGCATCATATATAGGCTTACTTAATGTATAAGTATGCTTATGACCACCAAATACCATCTTTATACCATGTTTCTTAAACAGTCTTGAGAATCTATATTTACCAGCAGTATTATGCGTGTTAAGATGAGAACCTTCTCTACCAGCACTACCTTTCATAAACTGCCAAGTAACCATTGTAAATGGCATCTCGTGCATATATACGAATGGCTTCTTAACAAGCTTACCTGAGTTCATAAGTGATTCAAACCAAGTCTCAATACTCTGATTAGCAGCTTGTGCGAACGATGCGTCTGCTATACCATTATTATATGTCTTACTTGAAGCTTCTGCTGTTTCTGAATTTAAACATACAAAACTAAAGTCTCCATATGTATAATAGTATAAAGAGTATAAAGGATATGTACCTCCATTCCAAGTAAAGTTATAATCAAAGTCTGGATCAAGTTCAAATGTAAAGTATCTCAATACATTAATATGATTGAACTTAGAAGTAGCATCTTCTCCATCTGTAAGAAGAGTAGGTTGTTCACTACATAAGTCATTGTTGCCTATTGTAAACATCTCTGTCTTATTTGGAGTAAACGTATCAAGAGCTTCATAATAATCAATCCACTCATTCTCCCTATTACCACTCTGTGCAATATCTCCAGTATTGATTAAGAAGTCAAAGTTCTCTTTAGCCATTATACCTGCTGATCTAAACCAAGGTCTATAGTCTAACCAGCTGAATCCCTATTGATCAGTCTCTTGTATAAAAGTAAATCCATTAGCAGAAACATCAGAGTTACTTGCTACCTTTGTTTTATAGATCTTACTCTTATATGATTCATCAGTAAATCTACCTACTTGATATTCATACTCTCCAGCTTCAAATGTATTGCTTAGAACAACCTTATGAGTTGTTACCCACATACCACTTGGAGTTCTCCATCTAAGCCTCTTATAATGATCTATGAACTTATTTATAGCTGCAGTGTTATTCTTGTCACCTTGCGTTATAGATCTAACTACAATCCATTCAGTTTGACCAACTTTCCTATATCTAAGATACTCATCATAATTGCCAACTGATACCCAGTTAAAACATCTTGATGCCTTATTAGTATCTCCAGCTGTAGCATGTATACCAAATGTACATCTAACACAGTTAGGTTTAAATGGATCAAATGATGTCTTATTTGTAAAGAAGTTCTTACCTTCCCATGAAGCTTTAGGTGTAAACTTCTATTTAAGACTATCTGAATAGTAATACATTGGAACATTACCAGCAAACTATGTCTATGTGTTCATATTTATATATGTCCACAAAGACTTAGTCTTTCTTGCACCGTACGCCTTATTTCCTTGCTTAGAAGGTTCAAGCATAAACCATCTTACGTATACACAATCTTTAGCATTATCTGTACTGTTAACCTGGAATGTAGCATCGCCTTCATATACAGAACCTGAACCAAATCCACAGCTATCAATATATCCTTGATATGTGAAGTTCTTATTCCATGGAGACTTTAACTCTCCTTTGTCAAGAGGATTACCTTGTTGGTCATACACCCAGTTGTTATCAATATCTCCAACACATAGATAGAAACTTGAAGCATCTTGGCTAAACCCAATCGGATTATCTCCGTCCATCCATATCTGATCATATGAATTAACTTCTATAAATGCGCTCTTGTTAGTATTACATCTCTATCCACGTATTAAATATGTAGAACCAGCTTTTATAATACCATCTAGCTTAAGAGTCTTCCATTTAAAACCATTATGACCATTACCGTATAAAGTTCCATCTGTATATAACAACATTAAACCATTTAGATTAATATCACTATTTGAACCATTCGCAAGCTCTATAAAGTTATGACTGCATATCTGATTATCATTGTTAACTCCTCCACAGTATACTTCATTTATACATAATAAATGATCAACGTATACTTTCCATGCAGGATCAACATTACCAACCTTTGTAGTCTAAACAATCTTCTTTCTTACAGTTATTTTTCCACTCTGATCAACTTGCACACTATAAGAGGAATCACCATCAGTAAATGTAAGATAATCAAGATGTGTAGCATATAAATCATCTACAGATATACCGCCACTAGATCCACCAGAAGACTGTTCGCTTCCTACTACATTAAACTTACCGTCTTTATACAGAACAACTTTCTTTCTATCTGTATAATAAAGAAGCTCACCATCTATAAGATTCTACCTATTCTTACTAAAGTTAATAGCTGTATCCATCTTTATAGATATATGATTAACCGTAGGTTCTACACCAGTTGTATTTGGCTGAGTAGGATCTGTATTAGTATTAGATTCTTCTGTTATCTCTGTAGGTCTAATAGGATTAGCTGTGCGCATAATCATCTGCCTAGCGCTAGAGTTAGAATCTCCAGCTACAATACCATTAAGGATCATCTTATTTATAGTACCCATATTTGAGTATATATCCTTAATAGCTTCTTTAATCTTTAATAGCTCATCTGAATTAGAGCTATCTAAATGTACACCATCGCTGATGTCTAGCCATAATACATCTTTTGTACTTGGCTCAACTTCGCCAACATATAAAGCATTACCTATATTAAAATTGCTTATTATGTTGCGTATTTCTTTTATAGAGGTAGCGTTCTGTGTTATATTAGTAGTATTAGCTTCTATCAATCTACGAGCATCACTAATCAAGTTATCTCTTTCATCTATATAGTTCTTAAGCTTATCTATCTATGCCTTAAGATCTACATAATCAATAGACGGCTACGAACCACCACCTACACCAGAACTAAATCCACCTTTTAATAATATCTTCCTTATAGAATTAGCGTCTAATAGATCTCCTTCTTCAAATACTTGCCTAGTAATACTATCGCTATCACTAAACATTATAACCTTAGGAGTCTTTGGATTAAACACATTTTCCACAAGTCTGGAACCAAAAAGTTTTGATTTTTTCATGTGCTATAATTTATATAATCATACAAACAAGGAAAGGGAACTACACATTTTGTGTAATCCCCTTACCGTCGGAATTTTGCCAGTACCACGCTCGACGCCATTCCGCATAGCCTTGTCACGCGTTACTCAGCTATCTCAGACTCGCTTGCGGAGTCAGCCGCTGCCATAGTAGCCTCATCAGTAGTACTCTCAACGTCTTGAGTCTTCTCTGTCTCAGCATCAGGTGCGCTCAATTTCTCATCGCTGGAACCATAACCACCTTCACCACGTTCTGTCTCACTAAGTTCTGCTACTTCTGTAATTGTAACCTCTGGAATAGGCATAATAATCAACTGAGCAAATCTCTCACCAACCTTGTATACAGCTGGAGCAGCGTCAGTTGTAACATGCATCTTAGCAGTAATCTCACCACGATAGCCAGAATCAATTACACCTACAGCATTAGTCAAAAACATAGACTTCTTAGAAATAGAAGAACGAGGGAACACTAAACCAACATGGCCTTCTGGAATTTCTACAGCTAGACCGCAATGGTATACAACAACAGTTTGACCACAATCATTTGGTTCAAGTGTAATATCTGTTGCTGTTAAGTCAAGTCCTGCGTCACCTTTATGTGCGCGTATAGGCAATACAGCCTTATCATTCAATCTTTTAATTTTTAGTTCCATTCGTATTTAGTTAAAATTATACATAAACAAGTTACCGCACTAGGACTCGAACCCAGACAGACGTGGGGTTAGAGCCCACCGCGCTACCATTACGCTATACGGCAATGTGTGCGGATTTTAAAGATGCCGCACCATCTTATATGAATGAATAAATTTTATTTATGTTAGAACATTTATTGATTAATTCATTTACTTTGATATAAATGTAATGCAGATAAATTAATTAAATTAATTAAAATTTAATTATGAAAATAAAATGTTTAAAATTATGAAAATCGTAGTTACGGGAACAGGAATCGAACCTGCGATCTTTAGGTTATGAGCCTAACGAGTTACCTCTTCTCCATCCCGCGATGTTAGCTCTTTGATAGAGCTTATGAAAATTAATTTTATAGTCAATCCATCTTTACAGCGTGGACCATCTGTTAAATTTAACCAATAGACTCACTCTTACAGCGATCGCTACTACAATTAGATTCTTTATTACGCTCTTCGATATTAGTTTTGATATAGTTAGCAATAGCGTCATTTCTGAATGTTACAATTTCGGCAGTATCTTTACCTTTACAGAATGTAAAAACAATATCGTCTTTCTTGATGTTGTATACCTTGCCACTCATCGACACCTCCATATCATCTTGCGCTACAAATGTATCACCCATTGATAACCATACCGAAGGAATTGTTGTACATTCAAATACTCCATTGTTTTCTGTAATGCTATAAATAGCACCTCTAATTTCAACAGCTTTCTTCATAATTACTTATTTTTACGTGTAATCCAATTCCAGAACCTTCTAACTAAAGAAGACTTTCTAATAACAACTTCGCCATTCTCTACTCTAGCTACTTCATTCTTACCAAGTTCGATTGGTGTAGATTTGCAGATCTCGATACCGTTATTAGTAATGTTGATTGTATTACCAATAGCTAATACAGTGTCTAGCATGTCCTGGATAGCATCGTGTTCCATAATTGCTACATACAAATCAAACATGTGCTTATCAAGTGGAGCACCGTTCTTAACATTGCCTTCAATTGTAGCAACAATAATATCGTCAAATGTCTCACATTTTGAGAGATCAATATTATATTTAGCGTAATCTTTACTTGTGTACTTCATTTTGTAGTATATTCTTTTTGTTTATTATCCTTATATCTTCGTTTAAGCTTAAACTTAAATAGCTTGTTAAAAAGTATGTCACTTGTATCTTCTGACTTCATTATTTGTTCTGTCTATTTAAACACATGTTGGCAAACTTTCTTTACAATATCTAGATCATATCCAGTTTCTTTTGATACTTCTCTAGCGACAGAATCTATATCTATCATTTACAAACAGCTACTATATCGTAGTAATGTACTAACTTACTATCTTTAAGTAAATCAAAATACTCACCTCTCATATTTCTAACAAGAACAACATCGCCAACCTTTATTTCGTATGGAATGTTATCTTTGTGTTCAAGAGAAAGCGGAGTTTTGATTACTACTGCTTTACGAAAATCGGATTCTACTTCTTTTACCTCAGTCTCAACCTTATCAAAGTCTACAGCTTCTACGCCATTCTTATCTTTCTTTGCGGGTCTATCATCGACTGGTTTACTAAATTCTTTCTTTACTTTGATCGGGTCCAACAACTTAACTAGAAATGCATCTGTAAAATTATATTCAATCTTACTAGCAATACTTTCTGCTAACTGTGACTGATCCATCAACTTACTATCTTCCATTACTTCTTCAACTCTTTAAGATGATTTAAAGCTTTAATGAGATTCTTTAAAACTGTACCCTTCTCTACCTTCAAGCAAGCTGGCTTGTCATCGAAATCACGATCAAGATTATCAAGTTCTTTATTGTATCTTTCAAGCATAATATCAATCTCGTCGAATACATTCTTAAATGGAGTCTCGTTCTTCTTGTAAGTAACCTCTTCAAGATAATCATTCTTGACTAACTCTTGTGCGTATACAGAATCAATCTTGAATGTAGCACTAAAAGAGAACTTTGAATCGCCAGCTTCTGTCTTGTCTACAGAACTATCACCATCTGTAAAAACATAGAACTTACCATCTTCTGATAGAGTCAATTTGTCTCCAATTTGAAGATTGAAAAATGGCTCGATTACTTTTAATTCCTTTGTCATATTGCGTATATTTTTGTTAAATTACGACTGCGTAACGTAAACATAGTCAAAATCGGTTGCAAAATTGAAATATTTTTGCTATTTGCAACTTTTGAAGATATAATATCGTTATGGGGGATATAGGGGGTAGGGTGGGTAATAGATATATTATTAACTATATATAACACTATGAAGAATATAGATATATACGAAACAATGTACGATGTAGATATAGCTGTATGTAATAAGAAATGTACAGATAAAGATATAATAAATAACTTCTACAATAGAGATGGTTCCAATATTACAGAAGAAGATCTATATACTGAACCTACAGTAACAGGATATACTAGTAGAGTTATAAATAAACATAACAATCACACAACGTTTTTAGTTAGAATATTAAAAACATTTGGTAGTACTAAACTAGAAAAAGATACAGATCTAATAAATACTATATCTCACGAAGCTATGCATATAGTATTATTTACATATGAAAAGATGGATGAAATAGTTAGTGTACATGTACAAGAACCATATGCTTATTACATCGGATGGTTATGTAGTTGTATATATAAATCATACAAGAAATGAATACTATAGAGTTAAATGCAATATTATACTATGCTGACTATTTATCTCTACGATCTATAAGTACTCCTGTAACTGATAATTGTAAGTATTACTTCATTCATAATACTCCTATAAATTCTGCATATATAGTAGATCTAATGCCATTCTACGATATAAATAATCAATTCTTTAAACAAGCAGAGAATGAGTTTAATCAACTTAAGAATAAGTTCGGAGAGTCTGGAGTAATGTCGTTCTTAGAGAATATATCAGAACTAAGAGCTTGTGGTACAGTTGGAGCTAAACAAATGCTTAAGTGTATACATAGATACAGTACAACGATAGATAGAAAGAAAGCCTTCTCTAGGTATTACAGATGGCTCGATAAATAGAAATACATACAATTCGTAGAAGACGAGAATGGAGATAGAATAGAACAAGAGTGCTCAAGATATATAGCACACTCTGAAAGAATACTTGGAAAACAAATCATTTATCAGAGCCCTGAGATGGCTTGAAAAAGAACAAAGATATAGACTTAAGAATGGACTGTACAACAAAAGAAATGATGTTTAAAGACATAGTTAACTGTATGTATAAAACATACGAGAAGAAGAATAAAGACTATGGAAATAGCTTTGATACATTATGTGATAAGTTCGGATTAGTAGCAGCAGCTATACCGTTAAACAACAAAGTTGAACGTATAAATAGCCTAATTAAGAACAATAAAAGCTATGTAAACGAATCTATAGAAGATTCACTTTTAGACTTAGCTAACTACGCAATAATGACTTTAATTTATCTTAAGAACAATGGGGAAAATAAACAAATACAGCAATCTATACAGAAATAATACTCTAGAAAGATCTGTAGATGGTAAAGGGATACTTAGGAAATACACTCTAAAGGAAGTACAAGATCTAGTAGACAAACTTGGCACAGAGAAAGACGAGAATGGTCATATAAAAGATCAAGAAGGATTTAATAATGCATCATATATGCTTATGCAAATGTACAACGATTCTAAGTATAATGATGAAAAGGAAAACTTTATAAAGGAATTGAATGACAGATTACGTGTTGACAAGGAAGAAGTTACAAGATCTCTTAATGAAATGGACAAAGGAATTCAACAAGATGGGACCGCAAAAACCAGTGTTGTTACTGAGTCAGAAGGGGTACGAGCGTATGAAGAATCTAGGGCTGATAAAGAACGGATAGATAGTGACAGCAACGTTAAATTCAACCTCGACGGACAAGAAGTTACCGTGTCTAAGAAAGACATTGAAAACGAGAAGGAGCTGTCTAAAGGAGCGTTCTTAAAGTCATACGATGTAAATGATAGTAAAGATGAATACGTAGAGTACGAGGAGGTAAAAGATGGCAAAGAAAGCTAACGTATAGAACTATTACTTAAAGTTCACAGATTACGTAGAAGTTATATATGCTGCATATAAGGAACCTGAAAAAGATTGGATTCCTTGTACAGATGAACAAGCACAATAGATTGTTAAACTAAACGCTTAGGCGTATATGATATATAAACAAGCATATGAAGCTAATAGAAAACAAAATAGAAAAACTAGAGCAAAAGTATGACCTTCTAGGCATCTATGAACAAATAGAAATAGCTGGCCGCACTGCATATAAGTCCTTAGATAAGATAGAGTATGATGAAAATGGAAGGTCTAAAACAGCTAAAGCGTTTGTAGATAAGATGATAGAGCTTGGTCACGGATCTCCACTAGAGCATGGTACTGTATATCTTTTAATATCTTCAAAAGATAATATTATACAGCATTATTTTTACAATAAATATTCTACATGTAATCTATTACCGTATCCAGATAATGATGGTAGTCCAATATGGGCTGTGACTACGAATTATAGAGTGATGGTTGAAAATAATACACTTGATGATCTACAGCGTAGATGTGAACCTACAGAATTCCATGAAAAACGCACAACATTTAGGTTAACATGCGCCAGAGTACAAGCTGATTCATTTGTAAGACATAGGGTATTCTCTTTCTTAATGGAGTCTACAAGATATTGTAACTATAGTAACGGCAAGTTTAATAGTGAAATAGAAGTTGTAAAGCCCACTAGAATTGATACATTTAAAGGAGTTTTAAATGAGTTTATAAAATCCTGGGAAAAATCTGAAAGTGCATATATACAGTTAGTAAATCACGGAGTAAAACCTGAAGATGCTAGAGATGTACTCCCACTACAGCTTAAAACAGAGCTTATAATGACAGGTGCAGAATCACAATGGGAACAATTCTTTAGGCTAAGAATATCAGAACATGCTCACCCTGACGCAAAATACATAGCAGAACGAATAAAAGAACAACTATGAAAAATATAATTAAAGCTCAGTCTCACCTATTTCATTGGGTGACTTAGAGTAGTAGGTTAAGACATATCAAATATGGATTCTATGCTGGTCTATGTGGGACAATTCTTGCTGCTATTGGTGCTGGATTAGTTACAGTATATAAAGATAAACAGCATGATAATGAAATTGATTGGTTAGATGTATCAGCAACTATTATAGGAGGCATGTTTGGACAAGCTGCACAACTGTTATTAGTATTTATGATGTATAAAATAATTAAGTAATATGAATATAACTAAGATAGTAGATATAGCTCGTAAATTGAGCGATGAACAAGTAGATTTACTTAAAGAAATCTTTACAAAAGGTAAGTATAACACATATAGTTTGTTAGGAAAATTCTTGACACTTGTAGCAGCTGGAGCTCTATATAAGTGTGCAATAGATACATACAATACAGATGTGCTAAACTCTATAGCATACGCTATTCTAGGTACGCATTTGGTATTTAAACGATATATAGTAATAATATTAACTGCTCTAAGCTTCTCATTTAGCACTAAGCGAGACATAAAACAGTGTACTGAAGAGATAAATAAGATTACAGAGATTGTAAAAGGATAATATATACCCAGGGTGATTAATTTCATTCTGGGTTTTATTTTGTCTATATGGGGAACCTTTTCTTTCTTTATATATTTCTTTCTTTTGGAGGGGCTATATACTGTCTTATTCTATTTAATCTCTATATAATCTATACTAATCTCTTTATCTTGCTACTTCTTTTCTCTATCAGAGTAAATTAATAATTTACGATGATTGTGATTTTTCTCTATTGGAGTAGATTTTAATAACTAAGATTTTCCGTAATAGTGCATATTTTGGCACAATACTACAGTAATTTCTGTCATTATCTACATATGACGCATTTTAAACCTCTCTAAGCCCTTATAATTACTCAGGTGGATAAGTTATCCAGTCAACACACTATAAGCCGTTAGAGAGCCTGTAAATAGCCTTAAATCGAATGTAGGATATTTCTCCTGTAAAAATATTTTTTATTTTATTTTTGTTATATAAAAATTGGATTGCGTGTATAAAGATGGAGAACTCCCCCCTGCCACTTCCCCGTGCTCGTTGCAGCAGGAAAGTACCCCCGCACCCTACCAAGAAGGCAAACTCGATTAATCATCGTATTCGCTATGATACAAGTAATCGCATTATGATCTCATGAATAACAGTAGTGGGATGCAGTGGTGATTAGGCTGTGTAATATTAGTGTTTTTTCTACACGAGTATATACACCAGCCTACTCATCATAATAGATGACAATTAGATAAAAACAAGTATATGTTAGGAAAAACTGTATTCTATCTTCGTGTCCAGGATGCGAAGAATAGACGTTACTGGCACGACAGCCAGAACTATGATTCAATGGAAGAGTTATTTGCTGCATGCAAGAGTTGGTTGTAAGAACATCCATTCACTCCTGTGATCTTTGCAAAGAAAGAATTTAAATCTATTCTCATTGAAAATGGGATAGACTACATTAAAATTGTTCGCACTCCAGACTTTAGAGGCGGTTATGATCCAATCGTTTACTTCAACGAGGAAGCTAAGAACTACAAGCTTCAAGAGTTTGAATATGTAGAATTCGAGGGTGATGTAGATAAGGCTACAGAAAACCGTAATATTGTTTTCGAGAGTGTGTATGATCAAGGGGTAAGGATGGTTAACTATCAACCACTCGATGGACTTGTAATGGATAAAATATATGCGTACGAATAGTGCGCATATATACATCAAAAGTAGCCATACTAAGACCCACTGCGCTCGCTTCGCTCGCGAGTGCTCGTTGCCACCCAAGTTGCCAAACTCAGCTAATCATAATATTCGCCAATAAACATAATTGGTAAATCCTGTTTTAGATTCGGCAGGTATGCACAGATACCGTCGTCTGTGTATTAAGAGGGTGTGCTTGACCGACACATCAAGAATACGACTCGTGTGGTTGCGAGAGTTGTTCCGCTTAGGATTCAGGGTATACTAGTTACCTTGGACATTATGGTAAAGTACAGAGTTACCAGTAATGCTTATAATGAATGGGTAGCTGCCACCATTCTGGGTATCTGTACTATCTTGATAAAGCAGCAAAACTGAGGTTGAAATCCCTCGGGGCAATAAAATGTTAGACTCATTATCTAACAGGTCCGGCTTGATGAACCGGTGCGCCCCAAAATCCACCACATTTCTTGTGCCTTGACGTGGCGTGGTGGCTATGTATACATAGAGTATACATTCTGAACAAGATAAAACAATCAACATTTTATTATGATTAAGATTTGTTCATTTATGTTCGTATGGCTTATAAATTGCCTAGTAGCAATTGAGACATTACGACTATTGCTGTTGTCTATAATAGACCACAGCAACGCACCTATATTATTGGGTGTAGCAGTAGCACTATATTGGTTATTATCAACAAGTGCTAAGAGGGTAAACTCCTTGACGGATCATGCTAAGGAGGCATTGGGGGTAGATTATTAAGGGGGATTACATCCTCCTTAGTAACCCAAATAGCCATACTCTATCACCATATTCGCTACCCAAGAAGCCAAACACGGATTATTCATAGAACTCGCCAGCCAACACCGATAAGCTGTGCACATGAACTGATTTCGGTAACCCAATAAAATTGCAATTAAAATGGGACAATTAATCAAAGGCTCTGAACTCGGAGCATACAAGACGATCGCTATGTCAATCGGCGTAGCAAGCAAGGAGAACAGAAACGGCGTTAAATCAAAGTTCTTAGTTCTCGTAGTACGTGACGAAGACTCTGCAGCAGCAAAGTCAAAGCGTATTATCTTTTGGGATGAAGACGTGCCAGGTTTGATCGCTAAACTCAAGCCATTCGCATCTACAACCCAAAACCCTGTGACCAAGGGATACGACATCGATATGAATGCAATGCAGGCAGCTGAAAACGCTGCAGACTTTGCTGATTACCTCCGTTTCCCAGGTATGCTGGAAGAGCAATACACATTGGCTAAAGGCCCGTGTTATGCTAACGACGCAGACGGAAACAGAATCCTCGATGCTGCAGGCAACCCTGTAATTCGCAGTGCTATCTCTGTGCTCACTCAGGTGAAGTTTATCATGCCTGATGGCTCGATGAAGTACTTCAGCGGCATGGATCCATATAGCACAGGATCTCGCATGGAATCACGTTTCTGGCGTGAGGCTGTGAATGATGCAAGTACGCAGAATGAGGGTAATGTTGGGACTCCCGACATTCCTGAAAACCCTGCACAACAGGCTGCACCTCAAACTCCATTCTAAGTTAATATATAGCCCTTCTCGCAAGAGAGGGGCTGTATGGCTATAACACAGAACTATTTTCCTGTCTGTTGCAGCACAACCAATATTCTCAAAATGGGAGAGTATATAAAATATATAAGTGATTTCGATTATCACATATTGGACACTATCGGGTCGCTCCCGAGTCATAGTTAAGGCAAGCTATGAGTGCATGTATTTACATGTATTGCAAATCCACATATTCGTTGTGTTTGCACCACAACAATATGAGTGGGACACTATAATTTATAATAATAGTGCGAATACTGCGTTTTCTTACATGGCATGAGATGTAAGAAAACTAACAGTTAGATTTAAACAGATGGAGATACACAAATGTTTGAATCCCAGTAACAAAAATCCTGGTATCTCGGGTATACAGTAGTGCAGATACTGTATTTTTAATGCTCCAATAGGAGTTGTTGGGCGCTCATCTGTAACGGAGAAACGTATGTTAATATAACATGCGGCTGGTTCGACTCCAGGAGCGCCTTCTATTTTAACAATTAAAACAACAAAACTATGGTAAAGTTATTAAACGTATTAGGAAGTGAGAAAGCTGTTTATTCATTTATCTCTTTCTGTCTAGGTATGCTAGCAATAGTATTACTATTTAGGTGTGCTAATCTCCACGTAGTAGATGATAATGATTTTGAGAGAATACAACTACAAAAACGTACTCAAGATCTAAATCATAAGTACTATAACTATTACAAAGCTACAGAATCTCTGTTAGACAGCGTAATGGAGGAAGATGATCCAGTTCTTGAGACTGATTGTGGTTCTAATTATTTAGACGCCTACAGAGCCGTGACGAATGTGTTAGATGAAAAAGACAATTAATCACTAGTTAAAAAAGAAAAGCAATACAAAATATACACTAGTTTGTATAGTAACCCTATGGACTAGTGTATTTCCAAGTCGTTGAGGACGCCAATTCTTATCTTAGTAGGAACACGACTACTACTAAGTTCTTTGTGGCGTAAAACGCATGTTCTGTTCTATTTTATAAATAAAAGACTTTGGACTAGGAGTGTCTGTAATTTATTACAGTTCTACAATAGTCCCCCTTTTGTTGTCAGCCCCTGTGTGAATAATAGTAGCACTTATAGGAACTGTCTGGAGTGTCCACGAAAGTGGAAATATGTGCATTAAATAAAATCCTAGCACAAAGGTAATGTTATGGAAGATTTCATAGTATTTGACAATGTTTATGGTAAGAAAAACGCTGTTAGAAAGTCTGCCATTGTCTCTATTTATGAGGAGGAAAACGAAGATGACGTCGTTTGTGTTTCTACAAATAATAGCGACTTCGAGATACCTGCTACATTTGATTCTATAATCTCTAAACTATAATAGCTATGGAGAAAGTAGATTATTCAGAGTTCTTGAAGTATGCAGATATTGCAGCTAGAAAGAAACATCATTCATCGGCTAAACACCAAGTAATCAATCACGTTTATGATTCAGAAAAAGACAAATATGTCAAGGTTAAGCGTTTCAAGGCGAAGACAACTATGTCAAGAAAAGAAGAACGAGAGTTCTTTGGACATGGATTCAGTTACAAAGGAAAGAAGAAATTCTCAACAGCTGGAGACTACACGTTGTTCTTTGACAAAAACGATCAACTTTCAGACATACTTCCACTTGACGAAGCATCAGCTAGATTTCTAGCAGAGCATCGTGGACGACCAATAGGATTGTTAGATGGAGCAGAGTAGGTTAAGCTATCCAGACTGTGTATTGTTGAAGAAATTAGGCTACAAAGGAGAAACTAATGGTTATTACATTAGTAAAGTTCCCGTAGTTCCATCTTCAACAAGCAGCTGGAATGAAAAAGGTTCACAATTTGTTGCTATGCCAACATCACACCAAGCTATTGAATTTTTATTCAAGCGTAAAGGTACAGTTGTTCTAATGAATTATGATGTCGACAAAGAAGAAAAGATTGTGTTTAAGCCAATTATTTGTATGACGCGTAATAGAAGGATAGTTTATAAATATGTACTAGAATCCTTTGAATCTCTCGAGGCTGCATATGCAGTTGCTGTAAAACAGATTTTGAAATCGCTTAGTAGTATGCAATATGAACCAGAATACTTATATAAGAACTCAAGAAGGTACAAAATTATTTGATACAACTTCTAGAGTTTTTAGAAGATTCTTTGGCATTCAATCAAAAATATCTTTTACAAGAGAAGAAGCTCAAGTCTTTAAAGGAAATAAATCCCTAATAAATAAGATTAATGAGCTAATTTCAGATTATAAAGATAACACAAATGAAGCTATTCGGGAATATTCAAGAATATGGTTTGCAACAGATTTAAGAAGTCAAAGATATGTACAATATATCGAATTATTAGTCTATTTTAATAACGTAAGTTTGATAAATAGAGAAAAGCTAATATATAATCAAATATCGTACATGAAAAGAATTCTTAAACAAATAAAAGCAAGCATGAGTGCTTAGTTTCATGCAAAACAACTAACAATTAAAATCATTATCAAAATGAACATTTTAAAGAACACAAAAAACGGTTTAGTAGTAGTAACAATCGCAGCTATTTCTGACAGATTAGCAGAAAAATTTAAGAACTGTAGTTCTTATAAGAACAAAGCCATCTTGAAAGAGTGTCCATCATTCGACAAGTTTGAAATCAAGGATAATCCTTGCTATAAAGAAGGCTTTAAGAAAGCTGTGGTAGTTACATCTCTAGAGATCAAACCAACAGATATTGACGAGATTTCTGAATTAGCAAAAATGCAAGAAAATGCTGTAGAGATAATTCTTAGAAGAGAGTCTTCTTATATGGTACTTGCTGGCATTACTGCCGATATAACTGGTCAATTACTCAAGATGAGTGATATAAACAAGGCAATATATGGTTCAGAAACAGAAGAAAACTAAAGTCCATATACAAAATCAACAGTTTCAGCAGCGAAAAGACAAAGTCACTGTTGATTCTGTTGGTAATCCTAGGTTTAGATTATTCTTTAAATCTGGAGGAGCTAGTATTCTTGTAGCAAAAGAACTAACTAAGAATGAAATAACCATTCTGACAACAGAGTTTAGAAATAATCTAAAGAATTATAACTCAAAGTTAGAAGGTGTTTGGTTAATAGTTAAATAACTACTATGGATAAAGTCGCAGTATGGAATTCTTCAATTAGAGGATTTGGAGCGTATAAAGTTATAGAGACTGATATTATTTTCAATAAAGATATAGCAAGAGTTATAGAGAATAGTAAGTCTTTAGAACGATCTCTAAAATATGTCTTAGAGAAGTATAAAGCATCAGACAGAGATAGTGTATATTGCATCTCTAGTCTTATGTATAAATGGAGTGGACAAGGTTCTGATTTCAAACTACATGGAGCTAGAATGGTAACTGCGAAAACTCATAAATACATCCAAGATACTGTTTTTGTTATGGAAAGGCAGAAAGAAGCTGCAGAATCCATAATAAAAATATTAGAAGCAAGTGTTAGTGCTAAGTCTGACACAAGTAAATAAAACTCTAAAACATTATCAAAATGGGAGTACCAAGTTATAATAGTGATAACAATAACAACATGTTTGAAAACATAATTATCATCTTGTTTGTGTTATTACTTATGTTCGGAGTAGCTACAAAGTGTAGTGCTCAAAAAGTACAGCAAAAAGCTGTATACGATACAGTTATGTGCGATCAAGCATGTATTCAGAAATATGTACAAGTTCCTAACGAAAAAACAGGTAAAATACATATCTTTGCTGTGTACAAAGATCCAAAACATAACTTGAACGAACTCATCAATGTGTCACAAAGTACGTTTGATTACATACAAACATGTAAGTCCTATGGGATTCCTGCCCAATTAGGTATCAAATTACGTAATGGCGCAATAAGCGGTATTATTAGGATAAAAACTATAATAACTGTGAAACGATGAAACGACCTTTCAAGAAAGGCGACGTGGTTATCAATAAAGAAAACCGCGCCGTCATTGTAGTACCGATGCTTGTAACAAGTGTGTATGGAGACACATTTGAATGCATATCAGCTCATGGTGTGTATTTAACATACAAGATAAAAAATTTTGAAAAGAAGGAAATTTATACATTAAAAATATCTGAAGAAGAATTTGACCGAATTAAGAGAGGCGACTATATCTTAAAACATAAACTTATTCCAGCATGGGAGTGGTTAAAAGTGTTATTTGATATTGGTAAAGCTAACATTGTTAAACTATACACTAAAAGTGGTAGGCGTATTTATGTAGAATTAGCTGACGTTCAGAAAGTAACAGCCGAAAAGGTAATAAAAGAAAGCGCAAACGGAACGCTAATTAAAAGAATATTCTACATCAGATACATGATAAACAAGAAATTATTCGGTGAAAACGCCTAAACCTGGTCAGTTTTGCACAATAGGCAATATTGTATATAGAGCCTATAAAGCAAAGAACGGCTGTGAAGGGTGCGCTTTCGATAATCCATTTAGCTGTCTAGGAATTATAGATGGTAAGACTGGTAAAGCAAAGATGGATTGTAGATATAAATGTATAATTTTCAAGAAGGTATAAACTATAGTGTGGAGTGTTAGTGTCAAACTAACGCCCCACATGTACATCTAATGTAACCTACAGCCTCAAAGGCCACGAGGAGGTACGGCTGGTCCCAAGTCCAGAATGAAAGATACAGAGGGAATGTACATTTAAGCGTGTGCTTACCAAGAGCGCGAAGCTAAGTATCGAATACTTCACACGCTACACATATCAATTCACTTTTTTGTTGTAATTTAAATTGTTAATATTTATTTAGTTTAGTTAATGTTCATCTTAGTTGTTGTGAAACAACATTCTTAGAATTACATCACTAATAGATAATAGCAATTATCGTGTATATACTTGCTTGAGAAAGTAAGTATATATTTGATCTTATAGCTCAGTTGGTAGAGCATAACACTTTTAATGTTAGGGCCATGGGTTCGAGTCCCATTAGGATCACGTTTTTCTTGTCTATGGAAATTCTAGACTGTCAAGTTTTATTATTTTTGGAATATACATGGTCTGTGAAGATAGTGTATATTACGGTCTCATCGTCTAACGGCTAGGACACAAGATTTTCATTCTTGCAATTGGAGTTCGATTCTCCATGAGACTACTACAAGTTTATTCCAAGTTCTTTAAAAACTGGGCAATTAATTTATGTTAAATCCAATAAACATTATCAAAATGGGAAAATGGATTAAGGGGATTATGACAGCAGCAACGCTGTTATTTGTAGCTTTCCTCGGCTATAGCCTAACAAGCTGCGACCATGCGAGTGTACAACAGAAACTAAAACATTCAGACTCGGCGTTTGTTGTTGGACTCATTGAAGAATACCACAACCCAAAGATCTCTAATGAAGACGATGCTGTTTTGGTACAGAACCAATTACTATCCGAAAGAGAGTATGAAACCTTGTTTGTAAACTTACCACAGAGTACGCTTAAGGCGATTGTTCATGTACTACAACGACAAAGTAACTCCAAAGCAGTATTTACCATTAAAGATGTATGTCAGGAATATATATCTAACCGAAAGGTGTATGATAATTTGCCGAAGTGTACAGAAGGTGATCCTGAAGATTATGGCGATGATCCGAGTACTGCGTTATCAGATACATTAGGAGGAAAGTAGTATGAATACAAGAGCTATTGTAATCCTGTATGATGGTAACAAAATTCAGGAAAAATCTGTCGTGAAAATTGCTCAACTTCTTCGTAAAGAAGGAGTTACAATAGAAGAAAATGTTTCAATCTCTATTCTTGATCAAGATGATATTGTTGCTACTTTGGCTAAGTCAAAAGTAGACAATACTATCGTGTTTAAGGAAGTAGTTGAAAAGAGTCCAGTAGAACAGTCTCTTATTTATCTTTCTGGTTTATACGGAAAGAAGGTTTGGCAGAATCCAATCTTATTTGGTATTCATCTAGCCAAGAACAGAGAAGTTCTTAACCATGAAACAAGAACGGCGCTTAGAATCTTATGTAAAGAAGAGGTAAGTACTGAGTTAGCATTGAAGTATGGTTTTACACTACAACATCTAACAGCTATACAATCTGTTGTAACATTGATCTAAAATGGCAAAACGTTACGATGATCATCATAAGGTGATCAGAGAAGAGAGTGAAAGAACTGAGCGTGCTAAGCATGTAAATGCTAGGCCATATAAACGCCCAAAGTACAAAACGAAATTCTACGAAGAAGATGTATAAAGTTGAAGGTTGGAGTAGAAACTCACATGGTAACAAAAAAGACTTATTATTTACATCTCTGTATAATACAAAAGAAGAAGCTGAAAGCGCTAAAAGAGCTTTAATTAGGCTCTCTAAAGGACATAATTTTGTTCCTGTAGATGCAGAGTGTGTAAAGATGGGTAGGCCAGAATCGGCTATTTTAAAGATTACAAACTACATTGTGTGTTAGTAATCTGTTAACATAATATTAATTTTTAAAATCATTATCAAAATGGCAAAAGAAACAAAGAAAGCAGCTACAGAAGTAGCAACAACCGAAGACAACGTAATGGAGCAAATTAAGAGCGGAAACATGCTCAAAGAGTCTAACGTTCAGGCTGCGATCGCTGAGATCGAGAAGCAGAAAGACGAGAAGCAGAAGAAAGACGCTATGGACATGATCTGTGTTGCTAAGTACAACAACATCAAGGCTCTTCTTGAACTTCGTGCACGTCGTCGTGAGGAGAAAGCTACTAAGGCATATTTGTCTGAGACCAAGAAGGTTTTGGATGATGCACTTGCTGGAAAGATTACGCCTACTGATTACAAGAAAAAGCGTAGTGAGCTCAAGGAAACGTGTCGCAAAGAGCAACGCGAAAGCAATCGTATCCTTGATGAGGAGTTGACTGAGCTACAGAATAGCTTTGAAGGTCGCTACTCGTATTGGTGGGATTAATATCCCTAGAGTACACAATTAGTGTTGGGTTAGCAGAGCCATTGAGCCAGTCTAATAAGGAGATGAAGCTAGTTCAAACGGGTACGAATGGGTACAAAAGAGAACTCCATTCTGTGAATTAACATAGACACTAGAGCCTTTGAGCCACGTGCAACACGAACTGTGAGGACACGCAGTATAATATGTCCATTATGATCAAACAATTACAATATGCGAACCATAGAGTCGGTGCTCTTACTAAGGAATCCTCATTGGAGAGGTACGTAAACACTGTATTGTGTATCAAAAACAGATACATGCTAAATATACAAGAGTCTAGAACCAGCTATATGAAGCATATTTGTAAAGGCTTTTACGTGCGTTTTAAGACGTTTAAACAAGCTGAGTGGATTAGCTACCCACAAAGTACGTTAAAACGCCTTAGAACGCATAGAAATAGCCTTATTTAGAATCTTTAGAATTGATCATCTAAAGATTCACTAAGAAAAACTTTATCCGTATGAGGTATACGACCAAGACACGGGTTCGACTCCCGTCAGCTCCACAAACACATAATAATAAGGGGCTGTATGGTTTTGATTGGCGTGGAAGTAAATACACCTATTAAGTTAGGAAGGATACTGTATAAATTCAAATGGCAACTTTAATGTTGTTGACTATACTTGCGTAGCGTAAGTAAAAGTCAGGTGGATGCAAGACCTACCAAAGTGGTCTAGATTTGGGGGAGAAAGGAAATAAAATGAATTTTAATTTAACTTAATTATTAATCCGTTTTTAGATAACTTTTTGCAACTGTACGTGGGTTCGATTCCCACCTCCTCCACAATTATGAAGACAGGTTATAAAGAAATGCTCCGTAACAGGCTACCTGTATACGCAGATATGGCACTAAAATGGTGCCGTGTCAAAGAGCTTTGGTTAAATCACGTCTATAATTCTCAAATAAACTTATTTTCAGACAAGCAAGATCGTTATAATGCTACTCGCATAGTTCTTGGATTGTCTTCAAAAGAACGTGTATTTAAGTTTGAGGATAGTGTAGACTGGAGTTGGATTACTGAAGAAGAAAGAAATAGACTTAAACCAGTTATTGGTTGGATCAATTTCTTTAAACACTATTTTCCATTTATTGAAAATACTTGGAAAATTAATCTCTCGCTAGGTAGAACTGAAAAGGAGTTTATCGAAGAGCTTTCTTCTAGTTACCTAAGAACTGTTAGCGAACCTACAAGAAGTAAACTAGCAGTATTCATCGTAAATTACTTGAAAAAATGAACAAGTATTTTCCACGTACAAAAAGGTTATTTGTTTCAGCACAAAGCGGTTATGGTATAGAAGTTTATGGCCATGACATAACATTTCCCATATGGAAAACTGGTGTAACAATACCAGAATATAGATTTGACAGAGAGTGGCTCATTAGTCATCCTGATGTGGATGAATTATTTCTTTGGATATATGAAAATATAATATTAAAATTAAACAGCCTAACTTATATTACATTAGATGTATTGATAAGAATATCAACGGGTATGCTTAATAAGTGTTGTATTGAAAAAGATCTAAAGATACAAATTCACGATCAAGTCGTACGAAAAATTAGGGAAGATTTTTGTGCTGAAATGCTTAAAGAATTACCTTTTTAGCTATAGATCATTGGGTTGGTCTATAGCTCCTATTGTGGTCAAACTATATCCACAAGGCGAGTGACACGCTAATAAATAGTTATTTTATTTTGAAAAATCCACGTATTACCCCAGAGGAGGTGGAGGTTATCAAAAGTGCTCAAGCTGGTAATATATCAGCGTTTAATAAACTTTTTCATCGTTACAAGGGATTTGTAGATACAATATTGTACTACTATCTCAAAGATAAAGATGAAGCTAAGGACATAACTAACATTGTGTTCTTAAAAGTTTATGAAAAACTCTCTCAATTCACAGACTATGACTCTTTTGGAGGATGGCTGAGAATTTTAACCAATCGTACAGCAATCGATTACTTACGTAGTATCAAGAACCACGCGAAACCGGTAGGAGAAGAAAGTGAAAGACTATCACGAGCTTCTTCTATATCTTCAGATGAAGATGATCTTGTCAATCGTCTTGCATACGAAAGAATACTCGAAGAATTTGAAAAATTCCCTGCTCATATGAAGCAGATTCTTGAATTATTCTACGTGAACAATATGACAGTTGTACAAATTAGTGAAGCTTTGAGAATCCCCACTGGAACTATTAAGTCGATTTTATCAAGGACTCGTAAGCAGATTAAAAAATCGTTTAAACAAAATTAAAATGGACTTACTTTGGTTTTTCCTTGGAATACTTATCATCTTATGTATCGGTCGGTACAATGAGAGTAATAAGTTGTTCTGGGTACTGCTTGTATCATTTGTTGGTAGTTTTGCAGTAGCTACAGTTGTTGTGAAATCTTCACACAGCTCTAAGGAAACTAAGCAAAGAGTCACTCAGGTATGTCCCACACAGGCGCCGAATAACGCATCAGGAATTATTCCTTTGGCAGATGCTATGTTAGGAAGCACAATAAGCGAAGAGCTAAAACCTGTGGGTAAGGATTCAAACATACCTGAATTATCTTTGCAGAGTTTCAATAGTCCGCTAATTAGCAGCGGAATAGTTTACTCACCTTTAAAACCACCACAATTATGTTTACGTTTTTCGACACGTCATGACATTACATGACATAACCCAGATTTTTATTAACGCGATATTTCGCAAGTAAATAACTTTTTAAATCATTATCAAAATGAGTAAGAAACAAAAGGCTTCAAAGAAGTCACAGACAAAACCAGTAGAGAACAATAAGGCAAATAAAGCTCCTCAGGTAGAAGCTCCAAAGGTGGAGACAAAAGAAGAGGAGAAGGTAGAAGAACCTAAAGTAGAAGAGGTTCAGACACCAGCTAATCCAATGAATGAGTTTACAGAGCAGGTAAAGAAGGCTACAGCTCGTGGTCTTGATCCTAATCGTACAGTAGACTTGCTTTCACTTAGCCACAGTTATTTCCACGATGCTGATGATGCCGCAAAGCGTTATGGCATTAAGAAGGAAGTAGCTGAAACAATGGACAAGTGTACAGCCATTGGTGTAATGACAATGTTTGCTCAAGAAGTTGCTCTAGCTGATACTCCATGGTCTCGTACAATGCGTCCTGCAGTACTTGAGAACATGGCAGAAGTTGCAAAAGAGATTGGTGTTACAATCAATCTTAAGTCCTTGCCTGCTCCAGACAAGAACGGTAATGTAACTATTACGCAAGAGAACGTGAAAGTCTCAGCGGAAACTAAGAAGAAGTTGAAGGAGGAGAAAGAAGTTTTGGACAACGGTCCAGAAGTAGATGTAGATAAGATTGAGAATAAGCTTCAGTTGCGCAAGAGCTTGTTATTCTTCTTGTCAGAGCGTCAGAACTATCTGGAGAACATTCAGAAAGCTATTAGCTTGTACGCAGCATATTTGGAGAAAGAGAAAGTCGACGCCACCAAGGACATGACTCGCATCCAACTTTTGCATGGTGTTATTGAGCTAGTTGGGGAAGCTCCTATCGTGATGAATGGTATTGGCTCCTTTCTGTACACCGTTACCTCTACGTCTAAATCTCCAATATCAGCCTTCTGTCATCTCAAGAACACAGTTACGGATCGTAAGACCGGAAAGTGTGACTATGATGATCAGTTTATAGCTGACGTCGTACGTGAGATCATCATTTGGAAGGCTAACATTAAGAAGGCCGAAACAAAGAAGTCTATTGAGGCTGTAGAGAAGAATCTCGAAGTTCTCAAGAAAGACGAAAAGAAGAATGAAACAGCAATCAAGGATCAGGAAGAGCGTCTTGAGACTCTCAAGCATAATCTTGAAGTATTTGATGTAACAATCAAGTATGTAATCAGTCCTGATGACGATGTAGTAGAGTCATTCTTAGACAAGTGCAAAGAAAAGGATGCTACAGCAATGAAGATCTTTAAGTCATTGCGCGAGAGTCTTTATCGCGGTGTAGATCTTCACGGTGTTAAGCAAGACAGTCTCGTCAACAATATGAAGATGCAGGCTGGAGTTATAACCAACTTGTTCCGTGATCCTCTTTGTCAGATGGTTAACTATAAGCCATCAGAGATCCCAGAGCTTCAGTTCATGTCTAAGGAAGAACTAGAGGCAACTGAGAAGGAATCAGCTAAAGCTGAAGAGGCTAAGGAAGAAGAGCCAAAAGAAGCTGAAGAGTCAAAAAACTAGTAGAGGCTACCAAAGAAAAAATTCGCGAAGTTGGTAGTCGAATTAGTAAAGCTTATAAAGCTTTGAAAGGCGAATAAATCTATCAAAGATGAAACGATTAACAACGATTCTTTGCAGCATGGCATTTGCTCTTAGTGGCATTTGTCTTGCTGTAAGTAAATCAGAACCGCCACAGTTACCTGGAAATGCTGTTGCGTTTGCGGACCCAATGCCTAGAATATCGGCTCCGTTATTTCTTAATCAGAGTAATACTGAAGAGAAAGCCAAAAAGGACACAGTGTTTGTTGATAAAACAAAACACGATACAGTCCAAGTGACAACAACAAAACTTAAGTACGTTGTAAAGGTTCGTACTAAGACTAAAGTTGAGAATCCGTATCTCCCAGCTTTTAGTTTAAAAATACCGAAGGGGAGTTGGGAAACCTCCCATGATTCTACAGAAGTAGCATCAAAATAAAAGAACCAAGTGTAATGCCGTGTATTAATCGGTCTCCTACATATTATAAGCTCTGCGCTTAGTATGTAGGAGTAGCATGTTAGTTTCATATAAGGTCTCATTAACCTTAGAAACGGATAACTTGATCCGAAAATATGTTAGCACTCTCAAAGTGTGAGAAACCCAAAAGATAGGATGGAAGACATTTAAGCGTGAAAAACTTATTTGTATTAGGGTGAGCGTAGTATCAAACCCTATTTGTATTGAAATGAGAACCGTCTGGCGATGGATATACAAGAAGACGCGTAAGATGTGAGTTGACAATCACACAAAACTTGATGCCGTATCGGAAATGTATGCTATGATACTTATGCATACAAGAACGTTACACGAGCTGAAATATAATAAAGAAACCCCGAAGAATATGATACATGGTATGGTCATATGAAGGCAAGGCCAATAATATTATATAAAGTATCGACAAATGCCGAGCTTAGTGTTCCTCGTCTCCCAAACGAGTATAAAGGAGTGAATAAGTGTATGGAGTATAACAATATCGTGAAGAGTAATACTCACGAAGTATACCGTAACTATGCTGACTATGTAAATCCAGACTGTTCGATTCAGTCACCTTTTGGGCCACCTTAGGGTCCGGGGATGGGGTAAAACGTCTGATATACTACGAAGTACGACCGCCAGGCTTTAGTCGTTTATGCGGGATATAAAAGTAAAATGACCAGCAGGGTGGGGCAGCCCTTGAATGCAGAAATGCTACGCGAAACGAGGCCGCGGACAAAGTCTGATTTAGTGTATAACAGCCCTTTAGGCGGGGTGAAGATATAAGTGTGTACATTTGGAGTGTCGATAAAAACGATTCCACTACGCGATGATTACGTGACAATCAAAGGCCGCACTCAGAGGCGATACTGGGAACGAACTTTATTTAGGTAGACCTGATTCTGAACGTCATATTGCCAATGTCGATGAAAGATCCGTCAACCTTCTATGACTACAAGTATTAGTACTTTGCATTATATTTATAATATTGTATAGTCTCTACAGAGTAGTAAGCTGGTATATTATACATGAATAAGTATTCTAGCTATAGATAAGTATTAAGAAAAGAGAGTTGAGAAAAATTAATATGTTTAACAAAAATGGATGTCCCCCGATAGATATACCCCTTTCGTTGTAAGAAAGAAATCGAGTCGGAAATCCGAGTGCCAACCGTAACTTTGAAAAAATTATGCAGAATAAACTATACGATTCCGTCTCGAGCTTGAGTCGCCGAATGTAACTACTAATAGGTAGCAACGGACTGTATTGAAGCAGGACAGCAAATCCTTATAGATTTATAGAGCAGTTATCAGTAAACTGATGGGCAGCAACAGAACTTAAGTACGTCCTTGTAATAAGGATAGGGAGTTAGTGACTCATTAATACATCCTGTCTCGGTGTATTAAAAAGGAATGTTGTGGGTGACAAGGGTAATGATAGGGTTAAATTCCCGAGTGTTCGTGCACTGTCTCGAAGAAATGAGAGATTAAAAACAAATGAGGAAGCTTATCCAATAGAAGAAACAGCCGTAGTATCTGTGATCCCCCTGAAGGTGAGATAGTTCGATAATGAAACGCAAATTGTGTATTCCGCGTATAAGAATGAATACTAACATAAGAGATAATCTGTGGTGAATTAACAATCATCGGTAGTTACTTTTAAGTATGTGGAAAGTACGAGAAGAAATTACCAAAGTTTTTGTGGGTCAATCATATGTGGAAACTTACATCTGTATCTCAGCACTGTAACCCTCCGCGAATCCTGAATCATCAGAGACTTTGACGGATACAGAATAGTATACTTCAAATATTGTTTATTAGAATTAAACAATGAACAAAATAAATCATAGCACTTGAGTGTGCAACATTCAACATTCAAAGCTTAAGATAGCAATTCTAATGATGGGCTAAGATAATCCTACCGTTGGATTCCCGTTACATGAGTTGAGCTTCATTTAAAGGAATATAGAAGTGTAACAGTTAGAGTTGGAAGCGGGCTTCCCATTAGCACAGCCATTGAAGTTGATTTATTCACGACATTCAGACCCTATGAGGCAGAAATGTTTTCTTTCCAAAAAGCTGTAAACAGCAATAAAATATTATTAATTTTCATCGTTGGTTTATCAAAAACGATGTCAAAAAGGATGAAAAATTATGGAAACAGTAAAACCATCAGTAGTAGCAAACAATCGTAAATCTCTTTCTATTGTAGGAGCCAACTTTGGCTGCCAGTATTATCGCCCAGAGGCTCGTCAGAACACAGTTGACTTCGACACTAAGAAGAGCGAAGTAGAAGCTGGAGGTAATGTTGAACTTACCACCAATCGTTCTACAAAGCGCTACATCGTAAAGGGATATGATGTAACAAGTGTTTCTCTTGGTAATGACATTTCTGGTGCTCCAGTAGTGTATATTAACAAGGGTGATAAGGCTAGTGAAGTTGCAATGCCAATTTCTCCAGACTTGTCTAAAGTTGGTCAGGTGTCAGAAGATGCTGTAAGTAAGGCTCTTCGTGGTGACCAAAGTATTATCTTCTCTGATGTAGAGAAGTTGGTTAAGCAGTGTAATGCAGCTAACCAGACTGAGATCAATCGTATCGAGCGTCTTAAGGAAGATCTTAACAAAGAGATTCAGGCGCTCAACAACGCGATTGCAAACAATGTTCAGAAGCTTGATCTGTACAAGCGTGAAATGAGCGCAAGTGCAGCAGCTGTAGAGCATGTATCTGTAACTATAACAGAGGACTAAGCATATGGAAAAGCTTGTATCTGATGCAAGCAAACTGTTAATGCAGGTATTAATGACTGATCCCAAGGTGTCTAATAAGATACTTGACAACGCAGACGATGCAGAAAAGTACAAGATTTGTACAATCCAAGATAATGGTACTATTGTTCTTGGAAAAACATCTGTGCGTTGGTGGAATCAGTTATTAAACTGCCAGGACAAAATTCCATTTGATAGTTTTGCTTTAAAAGTATGGGACGCATTGGTAGATTCATCAAGCGGCCTTAACAATAAAGCTATCCTTAATGGTTTATCTATTGAGGTAGTTAAGAAGTCAGTTCGTACTAAAGAATATAACTATGTTGTCCATCGGTTGTATGATTGCTGGGCTCATGTGGCACAAAAGAGTGCAGGATTTCAACAGGCTCTGTCTCCCGAGGGAGGCCCGGGTTCGGCCCAAGACTGTCCTGGTTTGGTCCGTATGTCTGAAAAGCCACGTGAAATAGTGATCAATATCAATGGAACTAAAAAAACAATCCCTTTCATAGATAGTAATGGTGATCCCCTGAATATCGGATTAGATTATGGATTTGTTGGTTTTCGTGAAATGTAAGTAATATCTCCGAGGAGATAGAGGTACATCCCGAGGGATAAGTATCTCACTACGAGCTTTCAATGAGACCAATGATGATGTATGATAACTGATACGAGATCATTTATTACTTGGTTATTTACGGTTGTCCATACTCCCGAGGGAGTTGAGACGTGTTCTCCCGAGGGAGACACGTCTCGCGGATCAACTATAAATACTTGGTTCGATTCCAAGCTATGAGCAATTAGGCAAATGATTAAGCTCGAATTCATATTTTAGTTGTTTTTAATTTAAATCAAAATCTAATTATGAATAAGAATAAATCAATAAAGTTGAATTCAGCAGACATCATTAACATCCGTAAGAATCTTGATACCACGATTAGCAAGTATTATAAGATTATTCGTACGGAGAATGTAATGGCTAAGAAGGCTATTGCAGCAGGCCAGGGTTCTGGCTATGACATTAAGGGTTTGTATAATGAAATCACCCAGATGAGTGAGAAGCGTATTATTATTAAGGGTATGCTTATGTATCTTAATATGGGTATTACAGACTTTAACTATGAAGATTTCAAGAAGACGAATAACTATGCAATTTTCGCAGCTGGTGAAGCTAAGGAGTTGATTGCACAGTTAAAGATGATTCCTACTATTAATCCATCTGAGAAGGCTGCAAAAGGCAAGAAACATATGGGTAAGACAGAATCTCTTACGTCTGCAAAGATTGCTTCTCTAATTAAGGAGAATCAATTGAAGGCAAATAAGTTTGACGCTATGCTCAAAGAGTTTAACGACAATACTAGTATAACATGTACTGATGATATTTCAGATAAGTTTAAACTTGAACTAACTGCATAAAATCAGTACAAGTATATGGTGTATAAGGACCAGCATTAGTGCGACAGTTCGAGGCTGTCTATACTTTCGATTTAAGGCCATTTAGAGGCCGTCTAAGGCGTTTTAATATATTTCCAGGACAATTTATCGCAGAGATAAAAATAACGCCTTAGAACGCAAATATTTAAAACATTATCAAAATGGAGAAGAATAAGCAACCAGGATTTATGGATCCTATCGTTATATATAACACAATCAAAAACAAACGTAAAGAATATCTTAAGACTCATTTTAGTGGACGTTCAAAAAAGCAACCTTGGTATATGCTTACCAAAGGAAAGTGTAAGAACTATGAAGAACGTACAATGAGTTGGGGTCAATGCGTAAATAACTTTAAAGTTCCTTCAGAAACAAAAGTAATGAGTGAACGACTAGTTGCTAAACGTATGGGTAAAGCTGCGTTTATGGAAAGTGTTGTACAACATAAATTAAATAAATGGGTTCGTAAACATCCAGCTCCTTGTGACGAGAATGATCTATTTAAGAAAGATTTTCTTGATCCTTGGGAAAAAGAGCGAGACAAAGCTCTTGAACGTTTTCGAGACGTCGTAGTTTCGATATATGACAAAACAGTATTACCGTTTGATAGTAAAAAGGCATTGATTGTTCCTATGATAGATATGGGTGGAGGAGTGCGAACTTATCCAGAGATGGATCCACTTACAATTGGTTATCCATTATCTAAATTTGCTGGAAAACGATTTGTTAAGAAAGATACTGTAGCTAGCGTATGTAAAAAGACACTTAAAAAAGTATCTGAACATTATAACTGTAAATCAGTTAACTATACATACGAACGCAAGGTGCTGCTTAGTATAGCAGCATAATAGTGCTGGTGGTGACACCCTTCGTCCCACCAACACTTTAAAAAGGACTAGTAGTTCAATAGATTAGAACACAACACTGATAAGGTTGAGATGTGCGTTTGAATCCCACCTAGTCCACAATATTAACTTAGAGTCTTTGAACCATGTTTATACGAAACTTTAAAGTCGTTACATACGATATAGAGATTTTCCCAAACTGTTTTCATTGTACATGTAAAGATACAGAAACACAAGAGTTATTACTTTTTGAAATATCTAATAGAAAGAATCAGCTAACCGAGTTAGTTGATTTTTTCATTTCTAAAGGTATAATATTTTGTGGTTATAATAATAAACATTATGATGACGTGGTACTAAATTATATTATAGATCTTCGTAGACAATTGAGTCGTAGAACCAGTCTAGAAGTATACCGCTCATTATATAAGCTATCTAAGTGTATAATAGAGTCAGAAGATGGAGATATAGATAAGTTCAAAAGATGGAAGTATGCAAATTTATTTCCTTCTATGGACTTGTTGACTATGCAATTTAGTTCAAAGTTAAGAGTAGGTCTTAAGGAAATGCAATTAACTATGCACTATAAAAATGTTCAGGAATATTCAGGTTCATTTGATTTACCAATCGAAGACTCTGATATTGATGAAATGATTGCATACAATATAAACGACGTTGAGTCTACTACAGACCTATTAAATAGGCTTAAAGAAGACGTCAAACTTCGTTTGTATATTGAAGATGAATATAGTATTCCATGTTTATCTTCAGATGGTGTAAAAATTGGAGAATCTATTCTAGCAAAGTTTTACTGCGATAAGACTGGAATTTCTTACAAAGATTTGAAAGAGATGAAAAGTCCTGCGGATAGTATCGCTTTGAAAGACGTGATATTTCCATTTATACGATATAAAAATCCGAAATTACAAGACGTTCTTGAAGATATGAAAAAACAAGTAGTAGATTCGAATGAACGCAAAGGCTATGAGAAGAAGTTTGTTCTCTCAAATTTAGGCTATTCTATTGGAGTTGGTGGATTACATTCTATCAACAAACCAGGAATCTTCCGTCCTAATGAGAATGAGTATATAGGGCACAGTGATGTGGCGTCTATGTACCCTTCGTTGTTAATTAAATACAATCTTACTCCAAGTCATTTAGGAAAAGAATTTTTGCAGGTCTACACTGAAGTCTATGACGACAGAATTAATGCAAAACATAGTCATAACAAGCTTAAGGATAAGACATTAAAACTTACTCTTAATGCTGTTACAGGGAAAATGCAAGAAGAAACAAGTTGGTTATACGATCCGTTTAACGTCTTCCGAATAAGAATCAATGGACAGTTGATCTTACTTATGTTAATAGAACGTTTACTGGAGTTAGGTTGTAGGATTATACAGGCTAACACAGATGGTGTTATGTATATAGCCAAGGAAGAGAATCGTGATAGAATTCAGGAAGCTATTCACGAAGTAGAAGCTATTACACAACTTGTGTTTGAAAGCAATGATTATGAAGCGTTTTATCAATACGCAATTAATGATTATTTCGGTATCATTAAGGGATATTCTGAATCCAAGAACCCAGAACTGATAGAAAGGAAAGGAATGTTTATAACAGAGACCAAGCTTGGGAAAGGATTAGCACCAGTCGTAATTCCCAAGGCTGTTATAAACTATTTTCTTACAAACCAACCAGTTAGAGAGTTTATAAAATCTGATAAAGATATAAAAGACTTTGTAATTGGTCAGCGTGTAGCTAAAAAGTTTGAAGTATATCACGGAAGTGAGAAAGTACAGAGAATTAATAGGTTTTACGCATCTACTAACGATTATTATTTGTTCAAGAGAAAATATAATGAAAAGTATGGAGATTTTGAATTCTCCTACCAAGGTTATAAGTACGCAGTTAAAAAATATACTGATACGAACTTATTAACAGAATCAGGAGTTACTATCTTGAACACTTATGACGAAAAGCCAATAGAGCATCGTCATATAAACTACCAATATTACATCTCTAAAGCCAGTAAAATTATAAACGAGCTAAAGAGTGTACAGTTGAGTTTGTTTGACGATCAGACTTGTTAACCTAAGAGTATAAAAGTATGATTATTGAATTAAACACAAAACTTCTGGATTATCCAGAAAAACTAAATTTAAATCAATTAGTCTTCCTAAGTATGGTATTGGATAAGAATCAAAAATCTAATAATCAAGACGTCCGCAAAATTGTCAGCCTAATTAGCGACGACGAAATATCATACTTAATCGAACAAGGACTTATTACCTCGATAGAGAGAGGGAATTCAATTACATATCAAGAAACTGATAAGCTTGAAGCTTATATCACCCCAGATCGTAGCTATTTTGATCAGTTTTACGATATGTACCCAATTTATGCTATTCGCCCAGATGGTACTAAAGACTATCTTAGGGTAAATAAGAATAAATGCAGAAATCTTTATAACCTATATGTTAGTAAAAGCTATACCGAAGCCGAACATATTAACGACTGTTTAGCTAAAGAACTTGAGAAGAAATCTAAGCTGGGTAAATTAGGGTATATGAAGACTATGTGGAGATGGTTACAAGACCATCAGTGGGAAGAAATTGAAGAAGAGATGAAAGACGAACAGACAACAGTAAATAATACAGCATATGGAACAGAGCTTATCTAATTTGATACGTCCTATGTCTGTAGTTGCTAATGAAGCTGTTCGTTATATTGCAGGCAGACGAGAACATAAAATAGTCAGTCTAAAAACAAGGTGGAACAAGTTTAACAAACAGTGTATGGGTGGAATAGAGCCAAATACTGTTTTAACTGTTGCAGGCATCTCTGGAAGTGGTAAGAGTTCATTTGCGAACTTAATTACCACAGACGTGATTGATTTAAATGAATCAGAAGACATCATAGTTCTTAACTTTTCATTAGAAATGGTTGGTTTTAGGCAGGTTGGAAGGACGTTATCTAATAAGCTTAGGAAAACGACTTCGACGCTGTATAGTTCTGAAAAGGACCTAGACGACAATACCTTCAGAATGGTCGTATCGGTTACCAACAAGCTAAAGGAGTATCCTATCTATTTTGTAGATAGTCCAACTACTCCCACGCAAGTTAAAGATATTATAATGCAATTCTATGAAACATATGTGAAAGGTACAAACAAACATTTTATAATTGTATACGATCACGCTCTACTAACAAAACAAATAGGATCTGTACTAGAAACTATAAGTGAGTTAGAAAGAGTATTCATCCAGGTAAAGAAATTACCTATGACTAGCATTATACAGCTAGCACAGATGAATAGAAACATAGAGTCTTCTGAGAGAATAAACAATTCGATGAGTCATTATCCTATGAGAAGCGACTTATCGTCATCAGACGCGATATTTCAAGCAAGCGATTATGTTTGCGTAATACATAGGCCAGAGATATTGAACATCCAAGAATATGGTCCTAATCATTTGCCTACTTCTAATAAAGTATACATACACATGCTAAAAAATAGAGATGCAGGTAAACCATGTATACTTGAATTCGAGAACGACCTAGCGTTTAATAATCTGATCGAAGTATGATGCGTCTTTTTTATAACAATTTAAGGCTGAAATTTTATGAAGACATATACTTTTAACACTAGCAATAATAATACCAATAAGTTTTTCACATTTTCTTTCTTTAAGAAGAATAAGCCCACAGACTATTCTAAGATTCTTGATGACATTATTCTTACTAATCTAGAGGATACGAATTCGTATTTGAAGGAGTATAAGCTCAAGGAAGAAGATGCAAAGATTTTCACTGCTAGTACTGCCTCTCTGAAGGATAACGAGTTTAATGAGGCAGCAATTTTCCTTGCTAATTATGGTAAGATGAATCACTTCCCATTCGAGATTGGCAAGATTTATAAGCTTTCAAATGGCTCATCTATCATCTTCTACGATGATGAAGTTCAGATTGATCGTGATATTTACTCTTATAGTAAGTTTAACGATATTAATTTCTTGAACACGTTGAGTGCGCCAAAGAAGAAACTTATTATTGACATCTACACAAATGGTGCTAATGTTAATATTAAGATAAACAAATAATCTAAAACTATAAGTTAATGATTGAATTACCTACATCTAAAGTTCCAGCAGTCTCTGTTAATCCGCATTTCTTAATACTCTATGGTCGCCCAAAGTCTGGTAATTAAAGATGTATATTATATTTTTGGGCAACCAAACAATGGTATATTACGTTAGCTATTCATGACTAACGATATAATAAATAATTTAAAAGAAGCAGAACAAGAGTATGCTTCAACATTTCTCGGACTAAGAGAAATTGCTAAAAATCACAATGTACAAAGACAAGTCTTAACAGGATGGTTATTAGCAAAAGGATATACCATTGAAAACAGAAGAGCTTTAAAATCTTTCAATATTCATTATTTTGATGAAATTGATACAGAAGAAAAAGCATATTGGTTGGGTTTTCTATTCGCAGACGGAGCAATAACACAATATCAACACTCTTACGATATTGAGCTAAGTTTGAAAATAGATGATAAAAATCATGTAGCTAAATTTGCAAAAGCAGTTGGGAAATCATACATAAATAATAATAGTACATATAGAAGCAGATGTACGCTTGGAAGTAAACATATGTTTAATGTGCTATCTAATTATGGATGTACTACAAGAAAATCTTTAACACTAAAATTCCCAAACCAATCTACATTTAAAGATACACATTTAATAAGACATTTTATTAGAGGTTATGTTGATGGAGATGGGTGTTTAAGTTGGGGAAATAAAAAGCACACAAGATGTGCAATCAGTATATTAGGAACAAAAGATTTTTTAACATCAATTAGGAATATATTTCCAACAAAAACAAAACTACGTAATAATAGTAAGCAAAACGAAATTACAAAAGTATTAACTTATAATGGAAAATTAGGTTTTGATTTTGTAAAATGGCTATATCAAGACTCGACAATAAGTCTTGACAGAAAATATAATATATATTTAGAATATTGCCGTCTATATGAGTAATTGTATAGATTATAATCGGGTAAATACGGTGAAGTCTAAATGGTAACACCGTGGTAAATTCAAAGATTGCGAAAGGCTTTGAATCACCGTACAGCGTAGGGATTGAATAAATATAATATCCCCAAGAGTACCCGACTCTGTTTTAAACAGATGAAAATGTACGCGGGACTTATACAATAGAGAAGTATAAGAAGTTAAGATAAAAAACTTAACGATAACAAGTCGAAGACGTCAGCATTGGCACAGTTAGATAATAACTTGATTATAGACTTAGAAGGTGGATCTACATTTATTGATGCTATGGCAGTACAATGTCGTAATATCAATGATTTAGGAGAGACTGCTCAAGCCATTAGAGCTAAGAATCAAGAAGTAGGGCATAATTTCTATAAACATATCACAATAGATAATGCTACACGTCTTGAAGAGGTGTGTTTAAGTTATGCTGCTACTCTATATCGTAAGACACCTATGGGTAAGAACTGGAAAGGAGATGATGTTAGAACACTTCCAAACGGTTCTGGCTATCAGTACATTAGACAAGCTGTTAGAAATGTCATAGACATGTTTAAGGACTTGTGTGATGAATTTATACTCGTAGGACATGTTAAAGATGTACAGATAAATAACAACGGAGAAGAGTTGTCAGAAATGGCACTCGACTTGGCTGGTAAGTTGTCTGCAATTATGTGTGGAGTATCAGATGCTGTCGGTCTTGTTTATCGTAAGGGAAACGAGACCCATATAAGTTTCAAAGGCGGAGATGGTTCTGTCAAAGAAGCTCGTGCAAAGCATCTGAAAGGACAAGATATTATCATTGCTACTGGTAATGATGATGGAAGCATAACAACCTATTGGGATAAGGTTTATAAGGATTAATCCCTATTATTTTAAGAAGTTATAACTCAATAAATAAGAAATTATGTACAATACAAATACAGCTATTACGAATAACGACGAGTTTGTAAGCTCTTATATGCCTGCTGGTATAAATGAGAATGTCTTTCTTAAATCTGTAGAAGCTAAAAAGTCTCCTACTGGTAAGGATTTTCTTGAAATAACATTCGAGAATAATGAAGGACAAACTGCTCAAATGTCAGAGTGGAAGAACGAAAAGAGCATGTGGGTTAAGACCGACGAGGATTTACAGCGTCGTGACAACATGCAGTTTGGTCGTATAATGCAGATTATTAACTGCTATTTCCCTAAGATTGAAGGTGAGTTTAATACTTTCAAAGAGATGATTGATTGGGTGCAGAGTACATTGACTCCTATGATAGCAACTAAAAAGGCTTTACGTCTTAAGGTTGTTTATGATAAGAACAACTATACTCAAGTATCTAAGAATGGTATCTTTGTAGAACCTATGGATAAAGCGGAGACAGAGATTAAGAAGTTTGCACGTGATAACTTTGAGCGACAAGTAGTCGCAGACGTTGAGACATCAGCGGATCCTCTTGCTACAACCTCAACAGTTGATAGTACTCAGGTATCAGGTGGTGACGACCTGCCATTTTAATGGTAAATAGTCACTGGTGGACAAATCCAACAAGAACAGTTTTGAGGTTCTGTAAAAACCTCACACGGCGCGTATGGTATATATGCATGTTTGCCATAGTTTAGCATATACTGAGTTCGATTCTCAGCGCGTCACAAACCAATGTTTATAGATTATGAGTTATGAAAGTTTTAAGAAGACAATAATAGAGGAAGTTGAGTTGACTAGGCCTAAGTCTATACGCAAAGGTCAAGCTGTATTCAACTATGTAGATGAAAAGTTTGGTCTAGCTCGTAAGATACAATATGATTATAATATTGATTGTTTCTATAATGATTTAAAAATAGATGCATTCTTAAAGATTCTCTATAAATTGACACAATCAAAATCATTACATTGATTTTAAGGCTATTTAAAGGCGATCTGAGGCGTTTTAATGTATTTCTAGTATAATTATACACAAATGCTATTATAACGTCTTAGATCGCTTTAAAAAGGCTATTTAGGGTATTTTGGAACAAGCATAAGTTCGATTCTTATGATACTCACACTAACAAGAACTTATAAGTCAAATGTATAGTACAAAAACAGCAATTACGATGAGTCTTAAAGACTTATTGTCAATGTTGGACGATCAAAGTATCTATACATACTATCTAGGTAGTATAAAAATAGGGAAACTTATCAACAGTCCATTAAGGAATGATGATAGGAATCCCTCTTTTGCTATATTTCGTGGTAAACAAGGTGGATTGTTCTTCAAAGATCATGGATCTGGAGATGGCGGAAACGCTATAAAATTCATTAAGTTAATCAAAGGAATAAAGACAAGAGAAGAACTTGAAAGAGAATTACTGAGAATAGTTCGTAAAATGAATCCTAATATGTCTGTACGTCAACAGGCTTACACCCAAACCGTAAGTAATGTTATGGATATAGGAATCGTTAGACAACCGTTCACAGATATAGATAAAAGATATTGGAAGCAATTTCATATCTCACTTGATACATTAAAAAAGTACCAAGTGTTTAGCATTAAATACTTTCTTTGTAATAGAGTCGTCAGAGGAACCTACAAAGAAACTAATCCTATGTATGCATATAAGGTATATGATAGATTTAAGATTTATAGACCTTTAGCATCCAAGTATACTAAATGGCGTACTAACTTGACAAATGAGTATGTTCAGGGGTTAGCCGAGTTGCCTAAGGATGGAGGAAATCTCTTAATTATCACAAAGTCTTTAAAAGATGTAATGTGTTTATATGAGATGGGTTTTAATGCTATAGCAGCTTCAAGTGAAACAACATTTATTCCAGATAATATTCTAAAGAGTCTTAGGAGTAAGTGGAAACATATGCTTATACTGTATGATAGAGATAAAACTGGAATGGTTGAAGCTCGTAAGTATAGTAAAGAGTATAAATTTGATGCTTTTTTCGTTCATAAGAAGTTTAAAGCGAAAGACATATCTGATGCAGTTAAGTGTAATAACTTTAATACTGTAAAAGATTGGCTTTCAAAAACATTAAATAAGTATGATTGAAACGTTGATTCTATCTGGTCTATTAGGTATTCTTGGCGGTATGCTTGGGTGTTCTATAGCACTTAAGTCTATGTCTAAGATAATCGAAATGGATGCAGGTTACATACGATATATAAAGTCTAAAGATACAGACTTTATAACTGTTACCGACAAAAATAATAAAGCAATTATTGATGCTGGTATAAAAAAAACTATTAACGGCATAGATTATATTAAATGCAGTTATGAAATCTAAAGGGAGAGTAAAGAACGCGACAAAGGTCGATAAGTATGGGCTACATTTCCGTAGTAAACTCGAATGCTATACTTATGAAGCTTTTATGGAAGCTGGAATACCAGTTGAGTATGAGCCAAAGCACTTTACTCTTTTGCCAAAGTTCGAGTATAATCAGGAGAAAATACGTGCTATGACATATTTACCAGACTTTATAGGCAATGGTTTTGTTGTAGAATGTAAAGGCCTGATGGGCGATAGTTTTCCATTACGATGGAAACTATTTAAGTACTACTTGAAAAAACATAGAAGTAAAATGAAGTGTTATCTTGTGAGAAATCATAAGCAAGTAGACGAAATGATTCAAGAACTTTTAAGTCAAAAGAATTATGGAAAAAGTACAAAAAGAAAGTAAATTTTTAAAGGTTGGTGATAATATATCTTTCAGACGTAATACTGAAGGTATAGAATATGAACTAGAACCATCTACTGTATATAATGTAGAGTATGATGATTATATGGATGAATTAACATTGATTAAGTCTCCTGGTTTACAACTACCTAAGAAAGTTTACGTTAGCGATGATAGTTGCCATTTCATGAATAAAGTGATAAAACACTTTAACAATTCTAAAGACGGTATTACTGGTGTAATGTTATCTGGACTTAAGGGTTCTGGTAAGACAGTGATGCTAAAGGATATTGCAATCGATTCAAAGCTACCTATTATTTTATTGGATCAATCACTTCACGCAAGAATACTTACCAAGCTATTCAACCAGTTATCAGATGTAGAAGTCTGTATAATTATGGATGAAATTGACAAGTTTGGTAAGAATTATGACGATTCTTATTTGTTGAAGGTTATGGATGGTATAAACTCATCTGGTAAGAAGCTAATGTTATTCACATGTAATGACGACAGTGCAGTTAGCAAATATCTACTTGATAGATGCTCGCGTATACGTTACTGGAAAGAGTTTGACGAAATGGATAAAGATCTTATTAAAGCCGTTATTGAAGATAAACTCGATGATAAGAAAGAAGCTAAACCTGTATTTGATTTTATTCAAAACAACTTTGGTTGTATTAGCTTTGATAATATCTGTTCGTTCATAGATGAGGTTAATGAAAACCCAAATGACACATTTGAAGAATTGTTCAACGATATGAACTTATCTGTAAAGTAATATGGAAATAAAGATACCGTACTACGAGGATATGACTCGTACGAGTAACTCTAACATAGGCTGGTTTCTTAAAAAGGGTCCAGCCTATTTACACTCTATGCTAACAGGTGAAATTGAAGGCGAAAGTGGTCGTCAGTTATCTCGTGGAACTATGATTCATGAGTACTTGTTACAACCTGAAGAATTCCATAAAGACTATTTAGTCTGGGATAAAAGTAGACCTTCTTCATTACAACAGGAGAAGTTCTGTCAGGAATTTGCACAGAGTGTTGAAATAGAGCCAAATAGAGCCGCTGTAAGCGCTTATCGTATGAGCTATAAGGGTTTACCCAAGTCAGATGATTTGGTGCTCTCTAAGGCTCTTAAAATGGCTGAAGAATACTCTGATTATATAGAGTATCTTAAGTCAAACGATAATAGAGAACTCATATCTCCATATGATGCTAGAACGTTAATAGAGATAGCAGAAAATATTCAAAGACATAAGCTTGCTTCTAAGTTACTTAAAAATGAGTATGTAGGGCAAGAAGATGAACTTCACCATGAATTCCATATAAACTGGAGTATGTGTGGAGTGCAGTGTAAATCATTGATTGATAGTTGTCATTTTGATTTTAAGAACAAAATATGTACTTTAATGGACTTAAAGACAACTGTAAACATAGGTTGTTTTGAAGAGTCTATGAATCATTATGACTACTTAAGACAGTTGTGTTTTTACGAACATGCTTTAAGATGGTATATTATAAATGTACTGAAAGAAGAACCAAATAACGATTGGACTTTTAAGTACTATATCATTGGTATAGACACAACTGGGCGTAATGAGATACGTGTTTTTGAATTTACAGAAAGCCAGATTCATAGTAGACTAGATACTATTATGGATGCTTTAGAAGATATACGCTGGCACCAAGCTAACAATAAGTGGGAACATACTGTTGAGTATTATATTGGTGATGGAAGTGAAAAATTGAACCTATGAGTCATTTTGAAAAGATTTTGATACCATTTCTTGGCAAAGATATATGTAAGATTGATTTCACGAGTTCTGCAGGGTTTGTAGATGCTTATGAATATGATGAAGATAGTCCAAATGATAAAAGAAATTTATATCTTATGTATGATATGAAGAAACACAACTTGTATACTCAAAGTAGAGCTACAAGATTTGAATTATCTCCAAATTTAATAAAATCTTATACAAAAATAATAGACAATAACCCATACTTTGTTTATTGTTTTCATGTCAAGCAAAAGTATAAAAAATTCTTCGACGGTATAATAAATTTAACACATGAAGAGAAGATCTCGGTTTTGCAATTTTGGGGGTCTTATGATGATAGTGTTAAGTTTGCTCTTGCTAATCCAGTTATTCAGTTCGCTGGTAGCAAGGGAATACCTGCCGAAGATTATGTAGAACAAACAAAGGGGATTACCATACAGAAATCTGTATGATAGTCCCCTTTTTTATTTTTTATTACTTTATCTATTATCCTATTTGTTGCAGCATTACAAGCCGCCAAAATCATCAAAACCGCTCATATCGTTCATATCTCCAAGATTACTAAAATCGTCAAACTCAGAATCGCCTTTTGACGTTGAGCTTTTCTTTTTATTCTACTTCAAATCTAATCCATATAAGTCCATATACCAATCTATCATTTTACCATAATAATTTCTATTAGATTGTATACCATTTTCAGTAAAACTAGTAACAAGATTATCTGGCACACCAAGTAATTTTGACCACAACTTTTCTCTTTTTGTAAAGCCTTTATATTTTTCTTTCTTCTTGATGATCTAATCCATTTCTGGATCTCCTGTTAGCTGTCCAACTGTTAATCCATACATAGAATTACTAATATCATTAAAGCCACTATTTAATACAGACATTTCATGTACAACATCTATAGCTTCAGTAGGACTTTGGTTTGATATTTTTGCTTGTATAGTTCTAACTTGTATAGCATCAAGTGTACCTAAATACAATTTTCTACCAATATAATCTTCTTGAATCCACCTTGGGATGTCTTGAATATTATCTGGCCTCTAATGATGAGGGTCGGAACTTAATATCATATTAACCTCAGAGTAGTCATGATATTTCTTATAAGCCAAAGTAATACCTGTTAAGACTATTAAGAACATTGACATTGCCAACCATGAATTTTTATCAACAACTGATAGTTTTTCATTGCCAAACTTATTAAAATCAAAAATAAATGCGTATTTTAGTTTATTGAATAATGTTTTTATAGTTCTAAACATTCCCATAAACGACTAATCCTAAGACGTTCCTGTTTCGTAATTGTACGAGAACGCTCTACGTCTCTATTCCTATGTCTTTTTATCAAGAACACTTTTTCCACTAACATGCTCTTTGTCGCCGCGAATAGATACGTCGTCTTGATTTGTAAACGTTCTTATTGATACATCGTCGGATCCAGCTAGTAAGTTCTAAGCTACCTATAAAAGCCATCCACGCATAGCACCCATATATTTACCATATTTATCATCCTTATACATAGGTCTATCATTTTCTGGGTTTATACCATTTATAAGTCCTTGTCTTATCTATGCTTTTGTGTAGACGTTTCTTGCTTCAAGCTCATCAGTAATATACTATTGATATTGTGGTTTAACAGTTAATTGATGTGTAAATACATTAAATTTATAAGCATTTCTCAATGTTGTTAAACATTTCATATGAGCAATAGCTCCTTGAGATTTTGTTCTTCCAGCATTCTTAAACGCATACATTAACTAATATCTAGTATAAAAACCAGCTGGAACTTTATCATCTCCTTTATAGAATCTGCAGTTTGATAAATACTATGATAGCAATATACTATTATTAAAATAGTCTAATGCTTCAAATCCTAACATTAAAGCAGATTTAAAAGCTTTAATAGTTCTACCGCGATTTATGTTTTTGAAATATTCTCTAACACCACCTTGCGTTCCAAATCTCTACATTAAAGCAGACTGTTTATTATTTGGTAAAGCCATACCATAGTTAAGTAACTGTGGTATTTGATACATAAGACATCTTACAGCAGCGTCAACCATATCTCTTGGTGTTGAGTATTTCCAAGTAAGAACATCTTGTATCTATCGCGTTATAGAGTCATACCAACCAGTACCGATAGACATAAAGTTAAATCCCAATATATTTAATGTAAACAGATTTAATAAAGAATTTCCTATCTTTTTCAATATAACCTTTCTTTTGTTCTGAAGTGTATTCTAATCAAAGTCGGATCTATTATCATAAACATGAGCATCCATCATATGTTTGAACATATTGGATGAATTCTTTGAAGATGTATATTTGTATGTATTACCATACTAATCAACTCCTCTGTTCTAATCATCCATAGCTTGCTGATACGTTTCTATTATAGGTAATATCTCTGATTTATGTTTATAATTAGCAGCTTGTATCATATATGCTATTGTTGACTAAACTATATCTTCTGATATATTCTGCTGATTTTCAATATTCTCAAAGCGTATATTCAAGTCATTTGCAGATGTTGTACCATCAAGTTGTAATCTATATTCATCTTTAGATCTAATATAATCATCATTGTTGTTTATATCAGTCCAAGCGTTCCACATATTTTCCCAAGTAGTCTTCAAGCCTATATTAAATATGTTTGAGAATATCTAAGATGCTGTTTTGCCCTACAATGCAAACTTATAAGACTTATACTATTTGCCGTATATTTCTTCTCTGGCATTATTTGTAGCCTACAATAACAGATCATACAGCTATTTCATCTAAGGATCTTTTTCAAGCTTTTGATAATCCTTATTCTTATACTTTTCTATTTTAGGCTATTCAGATTCATGTAAATCATTATCATAGTTTTTGTTTATAAGATTTATATCATCATTAGCATTTTGTTTTTTACTAAATCTTCCATTAGGTACTATTTTGAATCCATTATATGGTAAAAATACACTAAATATACTTAAAGGCTCATTGACTTCTTCTTTAACACCATGTCTTGTGCGCATTCGTTTGACAGTAAACATATTTGTTATTATATCTCTTAACTATGGTTCTGAATCTGTAGATATTCTTACTGGATCTCCATTTTCGTCTGTATAGTTTAATATCTCACCATCATTATTTAACGCATAGTCTACATACTGATCCACAACTGCATCAAACCAACTTTTGAAATACACAATCTACTAATCAGCGTCTCTTCTTCCATTCAGTTTTTGTATAGATAAATATTGTTCTCTTGTGTACCATTGACCATTAACTCCCTGATACATACCATCTTTCTGATATGGAATTAAAACAGATTGCCCTTCTTGTTCAAGTATTTCTGCAACACGTTTTGCTTCATCCTTTTCTAAACCAACTTCTGAATCATAATAATCCTACTCAGCTTGTTTATATCTTAACCAGAAATCTGTATTTGTTGATATTTTTCTAATATTAGTTCCAAGTGGATCATTTTCTGTTCTAACAACTCTTAATAAAGAATTTCTTATAAGCTAAGCTCTTAAATCATGCTCAGAGAATGGTAATCCTTTAAATATTCTTGGATCTGCTTTATAAGTAGAATTAAAATATATAAACGAATTTCTCTTTACAGGATCTTCTATTTTATTAGCTTCTTTATAGAACTCTTCTTCATTATAGTCAGACTCCATATTCTTCTATAGCCAATTATTCCAAGCCTATATCTCAAACGCTGTACGAATTTCATCTTCCGACTTAGGATCACCTATTTCATCATAAGGTTGAGATAAATCATCTAATTCGTTCTGCCAATGCCTTAAAGATCTTTGCTCATTAATTGATAGTAACTCTGGATGGGAGTAACCAGTTTCTGGATCAACTGTCTTTTTTAAGTAAAAGTTTATATTCTCCTGTATATAGTCCATTTTCTATATAGTTGAAGGCCTTAATCCATGATTAAACTATGTATCTGTATCTTGATAATCATAAGGAGCACTCAATCTCTCTAAGTAATACTTTAAAGTATATTGTCTTTCATAGATTTTACTCTTTATAACCTCAACTTCTTTTAGATATTTTATAAATGTAGACGTTTCATAATCGTCTTCATCATAAGCATTTCCTCTGTCAGAACTTCTTACATATGTATTAAGATCATCATCCCATATGTAGTGAAATCCATACGTTTTGTCGAAACGTTCGTGCAGTTTTTCTATTTCTTTCTGAAAATCATAAAGAGCCTATCCATAATTACGTTCACGTATAAAGTTTCCGCTTGGATATTTACTTCCGTTTTCATCAACTATATACTCAATCATTTTTTTCTACCAGTTTGGACTAATAGAATTAAGAGGATGTCTGAACATTGAGTTTAGCTTATAATACTAAGATAATATTTCATTTATCTTTGGTAAAACTTCTACACGTGTCTTATGTTCTGAGATTTGTATCATATGGAACACCTACTTGATAATAGGGTTATCAACCTATGAATTATTCATTACAAAGGCTTTGAAAGAAGATATATCTTCATGCATCATATTTCTATGAAGCCAGTCTTTTAAAACTTCTTTCATAGTTTCTTTATCCTAATTTTCAGCAGTAACATATTCATAAACATACTTATCAACTAACTTATCAGATACAGTATATAGTGCACTCTTATACAACTTATTAACATTATCCAAAGTCTATCTAAGTTCTTTAAGATTTATAGCATCTTCTGGAGATAAATCCCAAGAGTTTATTTGACTAAATATCTTATCCATCAAAGCATTATAAAAACGTATATTATCTTTATATAATCTATAAAGAGATTCTGTAGATACATTTGAAAAAGGCTCTTCTGTCTAAGAGTGTTTATAAAGATAACCTAAGACGGTATTATAATTCTATGGTTCTAGTGTCTAAGCGTCAAATACGCCCATAGTTTGTAGAGCAAACTTAATAGAGTTTGATAATGCTGTAGCGTCATCTTCTTTATTCAAGGCAGTTAGTCTTTCATGAATTTTATTCCACTGTATAGTCTACCTTTCGTTCTTATTGCGCATTTTAGCGTATGTTTTGTCTAACGCTTTAAACATATTGAAAAGTAGCTTTCTTCTACGAGTTGACTCAGATTCTTGATCGTTTGATATATTCTTTCTCTTCTCACCATCATCCATTCTACTTATGTTAAAGATAACATTCTTCTGCATAAGTATGTCTGCTAGATCTTTAAATGTAGTAAAATCCTATATATCTCCAACTTCTGCTACAAACTTATCTATATCACTTCTAAATGGTAGTACGTTCTTAAAATACTTTGTTATAGATATGAATACTTTCTTAACAAGCGATTTTAAATTTTTATTTCTATCTAATGCAGCAGTAGAATAATACCTTGCTAATACTTTAGTAATTAATTCTTCTTCTTGATTTAGAGCTTTTCTAGCATCATCTACATAGATCTGCTAAACTTCCTTAGAAAGCGATTTAAAGGCATTTCTAGCCTCTCTAAGGAGCTAATTATATAAAGATGGGTTATCATGCTTAATGTTGTAAATAAACGTGTGTAAGAGCTCTTCTGCTACTATTTCAGTAGTTACTTTACCACTTCTTAGATATACTTTATTACCAGTAACCATAGCGTTATCAAATACAGACATTCCAACTGGTGATGGATCAGATTCTTCTATCCATTGTACATTAAACTTGATACTAAACACTTCGTTTAAGTTATTTATTATATCTTCTATTTTCTACCTATCTTTTATCTACGTTTGTTTTAGATAATCAAAGTTATCAGAACCTTCTTTGCTACTAAACCTTTCGCGACCAGTTTTCTCATCAGTCCAATGACCAAGTTTTAAGCCAAACTTATCATCAAGTATTTTCTTAATCCTACTCGCAGCTTCCTTTCTTGTAGATTTTGGATACTGATTAGAGTAATCTTCTGCAAATCTAACAATAGATCTAATATTTCTATTACTTCTACTTTTTGGCTTTAAGTTATCACTTATAAACTTCTCGTCTATAATCTTATCACCATTCTTATCTTCTTTCAAAGATTTGTCTACTGTAGCGTAAGCTTTAAGCCTTATAGCTTCTTTTCTATTACCACCAGTAGCAACAAGTAGTTTATCAAATAAGACAGAATGAGCCCCATTTGGAGCTCTATCTATCCCATTTCCATTATTAGCTGACCAAATATGATAGGCAGCCTTCTAGCTTGTAGCTTGTACTATTTCATTAAACTCCCTTGCTACATCGGGATGTTTTAAATTAGGACATATTATCATAATTAATCAGTTTTGTTATTTTTACCTTTTTTACAATGATCCATATTAGACTAATCAAACTTAGAATCATCAAACATTTCTTCCTCGTTGAAAGTATTTTCATAGACCTACTTAATAGCATCTTTACCATCTTGATTTAATTCACGAGTACCAATGCCTGCGAAGTTTTTAGTAAGTTTAGGAATGCCACTGAATACCTACCATTGATCATTAATATTAGAGAACCATTGTTTTCTAACCTAATCATATACATATACAGGCTTATTATCATCTATAGCCATCTATACAGCCCATCCAGTACCTCCGTCTACTATACCGTTCTTAAGATGTCCTACTGCAAATATAGCATCAGAGTTCTTAACTTGAGCATAGTTTCTTGATAGTAAGTTCATGTAAGCATCTGGTCTACGATGTAGAGTTTCATTAGCCTTTAAGACATGCTCTTTACCTTCTTCAAACTATTCTTGAGTGATCTAATGGTTACCGTTTGGGGTTTTATTACCATAGTAATAATGTTCTGACACAACACCATACTTTTCACCAATTGCACCCCAATAAGAATCAGAACCAACAGCTCCACCAGAATGGTTTACATATTTATCCTAATTTGGACTTTCTGTTTCTTTGGAAAGCTGTTCGTCTTGAAGAGTATATTTATTACCTTGTGAGTCATAACGTATTATATGATTCTAAACATCATCTTTTATACTATCCCACGTCTATACCTGCTTTTCTGTTAAAACACTCTAAACCTAAGGACTTTCTAACCACATTTGATATGTAACAGTCTTGTCTGGATTATCAAGAACATCTTTAGCATAGTCTAAATAACCATAAGCTAACAGTTTATAATAAGTATAAACCTAAGCTGTGTTTTTAAACTGCTTTATATTATTCTTCTCTTGAACCTATATTGGGCCGTTCATATAATCATACTCTTCTGCTATAAACGTTTTAGAATCCATAACTATATCGCCAACTTCAATTTTACCATCATAAGCTGTAGCTTTAGCATCAAGACCAAGATTTATTAATGCGTTCAACTGTGATATTTTATTTATTCTAACATCATTAGCTTTATAACCTAAATCAAAATAATGCTCATAAATATCACCTTGTTTAGTATGGAATCCTTTAGGCTTTACAAGTAAATAGATAGCTGTTCCATAATTCTGTGAATGATATTCTAACTAAAAATACCTATCAACTCCATTTACATTTTTAATAACCATTTCACGTGGAGAATCAGTTGATAATAACAGAACGTTTTTAGCTTTCTTATCAAAGAATTCAGCTTTCTTATCACCAATCTTCTTAATTACTCCACTCTTTGTTCCAAGATTAAGTATTATAGACTTTTCGTCTATATCCCAGCTATTATTATCTAATGTATCTTTAATATACTTACCAAGATTGAAATTAGGATCAACCTAACCAGAGATAAATTCATACGGTATATACTTAGCTAACTTATTCCATCCAGAGAAAGATCCACTTGTTAAATATGCATACATTACAAGATCTTTTGCAAAGTTTGCTACATTTTTATCTTTATCATTCAGCATATCTAACCAAGCATCAGCAACTAAATCTGTAGAAGTTCTACTTCCGTCAAGATTATCAGATAGTTTTAAGAATACAGGCTATTCTACTTTATTACCATTTATCATAACATCCTAAGGAACTTCATCGAAATACAATTGTTGTAATAAGAAGTTCTTTTTCAAATAAGAATACTTAGGATTATTCTGTATATGATAGTTTAGCATATTCAATCTTGCTGGTATACTATAAGCTCCAAAGAATAGATTATGTATATACTGATCATCTTTACCCATATGATTTCTTATATAATCAACTATATACTTTTGGTTTATCTAAGTTTGCATATGATTCGATATAGTATTCAACTATTTTTCATTAAAGTAATCACCATATATTCTTCTTGCAAGGCTTATAACATCACTCTAAAATTGAGGATTTGCATTAAATGATATGCGACCAAGTATTTTTGTTGGCAAAGTAATAGCACTATATGTTTTTGAATCTATCCAACTTCCTTTAAGGAATCTTTCTAAAGATTGTCTATCAAAAATATCAGAGCGTTGAAGATCCATATATTTCTTCAAATAAATCTATTGCTACAATATAGTCTTTCCATGCTTTCTTGTATCAATCTTAGTAAGACTTACAAGATTAGCTAATTGTGTTGCGTATGTATTAATGAAATTAAACATTGCTAATACATCTAACTACTATGTAGCTTTATTAGGATCACCTAAAGCATTTTCTTTAAGAACATTATTGTTATCATTCAGAATTAAATTAATGTATATAAATACAGACTAATCTTTATCAACTTCAGATAATTGCTTTTCGGTAAATCCATATTTAGCATAAATAGTCTAATATTTATCTTTTAGAGCTTGATTTGGATTTTCGTATTGCAAGTAGTTATTATTAACTTCAGCGTAAGCCTAAGCCATATCTTTAATTATAGGTTGACACATAAGCCACAATGCTTTCTAACCAACTCCCATACGACTTAAGAAGTTAACAATATTATAAGTATATGGATTAACATTTAGTCTACTAATCCATGGGTCTTTTACAATATCAACGTGTGCATTTATAAATCCAGACATCCAAGAAGCTATAGGATTACCATTATTATCAAACAACTTATCAAGTCTATCAAGACCAATCTTTCTAAGTGTATCCACATCTTTAAATTTAAGTTGATATAATCTTGCTAACTCATGATTTGTTACATTCAACGCAAATGGTCCTATACCTTTCTTACCAGTGATATAGTCATTCTTTCTATTAGTCTACTCATGTAGTGTACCAAAGTTATAAGACTCATACTTAGTATTTTCTGGAACAGGTAAAGCGTCTGCTATACTCTTTGATAACTCAGTATCGTTATCAATAGACTTATATAAGAAATGTATAGAATTGTCTATATCTCTAAGCAGTGTTTGCATTACATCTATAATATCATTCTATAACTTTTGCTCTCTATTTAACTCCTATTTCTCACCATGTTTAAATCCTAAGTTTTTAGATACCAAATACAAGTGGTCAATATCGAAGTCAGAACCAGTAATCTTTGTAAATTCTTCTGGTAGTATTATAGCTGATTTTGTTGCTGGAATAACATCAACAAACTTAAGAGCGTGTATTGAAGATTGTGCCTAAGTAGGAATACGATAACCTATTGTTTCTGATGTAGAGTTATCTCCAATAAGATTATTATCAATCAACCATTGTCTTGCCTCATTAAAAGATAATCCATGTGGTAATAAGCTTTCAAAGAAGTCTATACTTACAACAGCATCCATAGTACCCTCAGAGTTAATCATCTACAATCTCTTTCCGCCATTTATAGATATATCCATATTCTTATCACCCTACAAAGAGCCGTCTTCTATAGCGAATACAGATCTCTGTGTAAACGATGTACCAGGCAGATTAATATCAATAATATCTTTATTAATCTTTGATATAAGAATACTTTCTACCCAAGATGCATTTCCAACTGATGAAAGTGGGACGCTAAACTCTCCATTGTCATCAAGCTCTACAGATTGCAATACAGCTTTACTAACACCTCTTGTACCTAATTGTTCTTTTAGATATTTGCTAAGTTTCTTATTGTCAACACCTTTCTTTTCATCGCCGTCTATAAAGAAGTTTTCTATTATCTTATCATTTCCAATAGCAGATATTTCTTTTATGGCTTCCATCATTTTAGTTAATAACTCAGAACCTTTTACGCCATTGTATGATCTATCTAAACGTAAGTTCTGAAGTACAATCTTAACCATCTGTGTACCAATAGCCATTAAGTCTCCTTCTTCTGGATCTGTATTAAGCTGATTTCTAAGATGGTCATATCTCTGAGTATACTTATTAAACGGACCACTAAATTTACTACCATCAAACTTAATAGCTCCAACAGAACCGACCTTAACAGCAGAACTCATAAGCATCTAATCTACTCCTTGCTTCAACATTTCGTTGTAAATAGTATTCATTCTACCTGTTGCCAAACATGGGAATATTGGGAATAATGCAAATTTATCATAATAATGAACAGCTACGTTAGATGCATTGTTGCCGTTTATAGAATGATCATGAATTCCATATGCTGTATATTTAGTAGCAACGATATTAACGGCATTATATACTAATTTGTAAGCATCTGCTTTATCCATCCATGAATACTTAGTATCATCATTTGTTAATATATCAAAAGCCTTAGCCACTTTGTTTGTATACTTACCTTGCATTCTAAGAAGATTCTTACACATATTAGCTGTTATATAAGAAGCACCGTCAGCAACGTTTATATCGTCCTTTAAACCATCTGAGAAACGCTTAGCGTCAACCAATGCTTTCTCTAATAATTTAACTAAAGTCTCACTATTTTTGCCGTTGTGTTTTCCATCATCAAAGTTAAACTCCTTAGCAGCTTTTATAAGATCTTCTGGATTTTCTTCATACTTATCACTTGTTTTGTCATAAGCCGTTTCATAATCTTCTGTGTAGTTTGAATATATATCTCTTAGAAGAGAATTCTTAAACTTATCATCAAGACTACTTATAACATCAGCTTTTGATGATACTTCATAGTCCTTACATTCTGCACAAGTATATTCATCTCCAACACCTGGCAACTAATTGATATTATCATCACCAGTAGAAACCATACCACCAAGACGCTTTTGCAAGTCGAATGTACTATCCTTAATTCTTCCATTTTTAAAGTCATATGCTACTTTAAATAGAGCAGGGTGACCAGAATAGCATCTGTAACACTCTTCTGAACATACAATAGATTTGTTTGTAATATCTGACAATATCATAGCTATAGCCAAACTTCTTGCTGCCTACATTCTTAAAGCCTTCTGATAAGGATTTACTTCCTATCCAGGTTTTTCTGGCCAATTCTATTGATACATAATAGACTATAATGCAGCTATCTGGTTTTCATCAAGAATATCAGAATCTAAATTAAATATAGAATTCTTATCTTCTTTACCTACATTTATCTCTCCAGTCTAAAAATCAGTCAAATCAATTCTTTTTACAATGCCTAATCTTTCAGCATTCTCTATAGCATGTTTTGTTTGTACAGCTAAAGTTAAAGCCATTCTATTCTTTCTTTCCTAAAGTGGTAAGTCAAAGAACTCTTGGTTAGCTATTCTTAGGTTTTCTACAGAAGACTTATTTGGATCATTTATGTAAACCATTTCTAATCCATTTTCAGTCTATTTGTATATTGATTTTAATGATAAGAATCTTGTTCCGTTTGGTTCGACATTGCCTTTCTAAGTATGATAGTTAACAATCTTTTCTGAGTCTGTAAGTACATGTAAGCCTTGCTTTTCATAACCTGGGATATCTTCATATCCAAGCTATTCCATTGCTTGCTGTATTCCTAAACGTTCAGTATCAGCGTATTCAAGCATCTACTGTATTAGGTCGTCAGATGGTCTAATGAAGTACTCATCTCCAACTTTCATCATGCTTCCATAATTAGATGCCTGTACTGTTTTGTTTCCATTTTCATCATTACCAGTAGAGAATTGCATACCTGGGAGTTTTAGACCACTCATTACTACGTATGTACTCTTATCTGATAATGTAGGGAATACAAAATAATTCTACTGTAACATTGATAGCTTAGCCATGTAATCCTATACAGTAGTTTGATCATTATAAGCACTACCATTATCATTAAAGTTATCAGTCTTAAAACCAATGTATGTATGTAGTTTTAACTCTAAGTCTTTTTGATTCAGGATCTTTTTAAGTATCATAGATCCTCTATTTATTCCATCACTATTAACTACATTATAATCAAATCCTAACGTAACTTTCAATGTTGGATCTTCTGGATCATTTGAATTAAGAGCCTATGTTATATGAGATATAGCATTGTTTTGTGATATAGTAAATAGCTTCTTACCATCGAATGATAATGCTTGTTTACTAACAACATTTCTATTTCTCATACTCTTATACTTAGCAAGCATTGATATAAATCCATTAGTAGGATACATATTCAATACAAATTTCTGATCAATGTTACCATTTTTATCTACAACAGAACTTAATGTATTTATGAAAGAGTCTATAGAATTTAAACCCCTACTGTTCAACAACTGGAATAATGCTTCATTATATACAGAGCCATACTTCTTAGATAACATGTAATCCAAATCAGCTTCATTAAACATGATACCGATATTGTTTAACGCTTTTATAAAGTATTGTTTTATAATCTTGAAGTCAGATGGATCATTGAATGTGTATGTATTACCTTCAAGCTCTATCTATCCATTATCAAGACCAGACTTTTCTCTTAGTTCATTTATAAAGTTAGCAGTCTTTGAGAATATATCATTTCCATTAGTACCGCCAAATCCATCATTGAACTAAAGATTACCATTTACTTTAACTCTATTAAATACACCAACCTATCCATTTACTAAGAATGTATTCCAAGATCTTGGTATAACCATTTGGTCTCTTTCCATAGAAGATGCCTTGATATCTATCTGCTTACCACTATCTTGAGATATAGACTTAGCGAATATATAGTCTATCTATTGACTCTAAACAGCTTGTAATAATTGTATAGCAAATGATTCTTTGTCATAGTTAACATCTACAACATTGCCTTTTTCGTCATACTTATACATTCCGTCTACTATCTTATGTAGTTTAGCACTAAGCTGCATATACATAGGATCGTATTCTGATGCTTTGGCGTCGATACCTCTTACTAAATCGTATATATTATCAACATCTCCTAAGTCGTCAACAATTGTATTATATACTTGCTTCAAAGGCATAAATGTAGGCTCACAGAACTCATTAAAATCAAGATCGTATACTAAATATTTTTTACCTTTCTTATCGGTCTGTACATTTGAATATACAAGAGTAGATAACACAAACTTTACACTCTTTGATACAGAGTCTAATTTATCGAACTCATATGAAGCTCTATCGAACTTGTCAATATTGGCCTTCTGTATAACATCATCAACATCATTATTATCTTCTGGATCCTCTTTTAATCTACTTCTAACATCTCCAACTATCTCATTACAGTAATCTGCAACTAAGTTTTGGATAGCAGCAAATTTAGGATATACTACAACTTTCTCTGTCTTCAAAGTAGTAACACCATCTTTTGTATGTTCTACTTCTCTTGTATGAGTTTCAGCTGTAAATATCTCTCTAAATGCCATGTTTATATAATCAGGTTCAACACCTGGCTATAAATCATATCCACAAAGTCTATCAATGGTTTTTTGCGGTAAGTTTCTAAGAGTATTGTTATCTATAACAATTCTATCTCTTGATCCAAACTCAAGGTTCTTGTTTTCAAGTATATTAAAAGCAAGAGCTCTTACCATCTCATTAACATCAGAAGAGTTGTTTAGATATTCAAATTCAGCAGACTTCTTAGTATCATTGTTTGTAACTTTGTAGTAAAGAGTATCACCAAATAACTTATTAAACCTATCCTTCTTTTCCTTACTTATCTTAGCATTAGCATACTTACCATTATTTGTATCTCTGTATAGCTAAAATAAGTTACGAAGTGTCTTAAATCCATAATTTCTACCAACGCCAACATAGAACCCTATAGTCTTAAATAACGGTTTTATCTTAGAGAAACCTTTACTTTCTTTAAAGCTCTACCAATTAGACATATAATCTATAAACTGATCAGCTAAACCTTCAGCTACGTCTCTATCAGATAAAGATTTTCCATTGTAAGATCTATAAGAGTCATATAAATATTGTCTTAGTTTATCATCTACACACAGCTCTAAAACCTTATGGAATGCCTCATGGTAAGCTGTAGACATTGGAGCATATCTTGATAACTTTATAAGCTCAGTTGTACAAACACCTATAGCAGCCTAACTCTGAGTTATCTATTCAAGATACTTTTCGTGTTCTTTAGTAAATTCAACTCTACCATTTGATCCTAATACTTTATCAAAGTAACTCTAAACACCACTCATATAAGCAGCTTGCTGAACAGTATTTCTATCATTAGAAATGTTGAGTATGTCGCTTATCTCAAACAGTCTACCATTTCTTTTAGATGATATTTTTTGAATTTGCTCTATAGTATTTACAACTCTACCACGCCTTCTATCTTGAACAGTTTGACTTGGCTTAAAGTTTTCTTTAGAATCAACACTTGGCTTAACTTTGTCTTCAAGTCTAAGATTGCTTATATTTATCTATCTATAACCTAAAGACTTAGCTCTTGTATATATTATACCATTTCTAATCAAATAACCTAAGTATGTAGAACCAATAGTACCATCATCATTCTTATGAATAATATCATCCCTATTGAATGACAATCCATTAGGAAGCGTTATATACTATTTATTATTACTAAAAGCATTTGAAATCTATCTAAATAACACATTGTCAGAAGAAGATAAGTTCTAATTAAGAAGTGTAGCGTCAAAGTGTAGCTGTTGCTTAGATATTATACTCTATAAAATTGGAGCATCTTTAAATACATTGTATGAGTTTTGACCTATTTGAATATTTCCACCTTCACCAAGTACAACCATATTATTTATATTGTTATACTTAGAAAGCTTCTTCTTGCTATCAAATACGTAAAGCATTTGCTTTATCATTGACAGTGTATCAAATCCATCTATGTTGTTTTGTCCATTATAATAATTCTATAACAGCTCTACAACATTCTTAGCTCTACTATCACCTATTGTTTTAGCGTTGAATGTAACTCCTATCTTATCATTACCAATTTTATAATAGTACACAATCATACCGCTACCAGTCTTGAGTACTTGCTTAGTAAACTTGTCATCAAACCTACCAAGAGTCTAATCAAGATTATCTCCAGTTGATACGTTGTACATTACAATACCAGTCTTATCGTTTGTTACAAACGTAGTAACACCAATACCATCTTTTGCTGATAGTTTTATAGTGTATAAATCATGCTTATTTTGATCATTATCAAACACAAAGCTGTCTTTTATATTTATCTAACTACCAGGAGCTGAATATATAACAGAACCTTTATTTGTTGTTACATCAAAAGCTATCTTCTTATCTGGATTCCTTTTAATGTAATCAGCCATAGCTAAGTACTTTTTCTAAAATCTCTTTCTTCCTTCGTTTATACCAGAAAGAATTTCAAGATCTCTTTCATCAGCATTTGGGAAATCGCTTAAGTTGTCAGTAAATGATAATTCGCAGAATCTTCTCTTGTTTTCCTTTTTACTCCAGTAGTTAACACTAAGCATAACTTGACCGTTCTTAGTATACAGATTAAAGATCGTATGCTTGTTATCATCAGTAACCTCTTCGTTGGTCTTGTAACCGTCAAGAAAATCACCTTGTGTTGACATAGCGTAATAATGACCATTGCTTCTCATATCTTTAAAAGATGGAGAAACATTTGTAGAGCCACCATATCTATCAATATGTCTAACTGGCATTCTTTGAATCCTCTCAGCTTCTGTTATTGCAGCAGTATCATATTTCTCATCCGGCTCAACACTATACTTATAGTAGAAGTCTTCATAGAGTTTATTACCTTTCTATACTACTTTGTTTAATAGAACTTTCAAAGGTTCTTCCTATATCTATTCTATCTAATTAGTAGCATTGTCAAGTAATGCTTTAAAGTGGTTAGTAAATGCACTACTATAGAATTGAATTAAAGTTTCGTCATTTGATATATCTTCTAATACATGTTCCTCTAAAGTATCTATCCATGTTTTAATCTGGTTAAAATACTGTAAAGCTACAGGAGTGTTACTATCTGATGTAGGTTTATCAAACTGAGTAAGCCACCACTTAGGTATGAATAAAGACTTTTTGCCAAAAGCTTCTTGATTTGATACAACAAAGTCAATTGCAGAAGTAACAAGTTGCTATTCAGCTGTAACATCTACCTATCCAGTTTCATCATTTAGTAAAACATAGTTTATAGATAACTAAGCTTCAGCTATAGCCTAATAAAGTCTATTTATATTCTCAATCTCTTGTATATTAGACGGCTTTAAACTTGGTACGATACTTAATATTCTATCAAGTTGATGACAATTATCTTCCATCTCTTGATAAAGGACATCCTGGTTTTCTTGAGCGTCCTAAAGGTAATCAAAGTCTATACTATCTATTATAGCCTACTCTTCACTTTCTCTATTCTGTTTATCTACACTTTGCTTTTGTTCTTGTTGTTTTAATAATTCTTTAATATTATCAAGAGTCCGCTGTAACTACTTAATATAGTTTTCGCTTAACTATAGATCGTTAAACTGTTGTAATTGTAAGTATTCAGACTTTGAATTAAGCTGATCATTTATACCATTATACTCATCTATAAGTTGTTTAGCTTTTTCTTCATTCTCTTTTAGCTTCTTCTGCTTTTCTTGCTCGCTAAGACGAAGATCTCCATCTTTAAGCAATACAGAACCATCTTTACCTTCTAATTGGAATATACCTCTATCTGCTACTATTGGAAGAGTTGTTACTCTAACAATATTAAGATCATATGAGTTTTGTAGAATCTACTATATATCTTGTAAATGCTCATTCTAAGCCTCTCTAAACGTCTATCCTCCATACATTCTTACTGGAGAGTCAAACTTGTCTGATATTTTTCTATATCCAGTTCTTACATCTATTACTGTAATATTTCCATTAAGATCTTTTAGTATAACATCAACTTCGGACGATGCGTTACTACCATTATCAAGTTTGCCAAATACATTATCTCCTAAGTCAAGTATTTCAAATCCAAAAGCAATTAACTTGTCTTTAAATTCTGCTAAATTCTATACGATTTTAATAATCTGTTCATTTTTAGCGTATTCTCCATCAATGCTTATAGGATTGCCGAACATTATATCTCTAACAAGCTGTCTAAACATCTTGCCATAGAATAAACCTTCGGATTCATTTGTATTAGAAATTATAGTTTTAGCTATATGCTATATCATTCCCGGATATTCTCTATAAGCAGAGAACAGTTCTGAATTATCACCTAAGCCCAACTTCTTACACAACTCTACGAATTTACCTTCGTCATCTTTAGCTTCATCAAGTCTCTAAATGTAACTATTAAGTACAGATTCGCTTATATGCATATCATTATTAGGATATATCTATATGCCATCGTCTGTTTTTGTTATTGTGCCAGCGTAACTTGATAATTCATTTATAACCTAAGATTGTTTTACCTTTATAGTCTCATTAATATCTCTTTGGCTTGCTTGTTGTCTTGGATCAACCTTTACTCCTTCTGATCCATACTTCATAACATCATCAATGTTTGATAAGTTATCTTCACTAACGCCATTAAATAGCATTTTGCTTGATTGCTTTACATATATGTTTCTAAGTAATGGCATATAATCTTCTGACCACTTATCTCCCATTATATCTTTAATATCGCTTACGAATTGAGATATTTTATAAGCACCTTGTTCAGATAGTCTAATTAAATCATTTCCTATATTAACAAGTCTATCTTGGAATGGTAATATAGTAGAGTTTAGATTTCCTTTCTTGAACTTATTGTATCTGTTCTTTCTTCTTTGAAAATCCCTCTTAGCTCTTTCTTTTCTCTGCTGATACTTTCTCTTGTTTTCAGCTAACTTAGAGTTTAGTCTTTCTTGTCTTTGCTATTTAGTATCTTCTACGCTTTCTTCATTTGGAGTTTCATCTAAGTTATCTACAGCTGACTCCTATACAGCCTAATGATCTTCTTTGGCATCTTCTTCAGCCTGTTTACGTAGTTCGTCTCTATACTGCTCGTAAAGCCTTACAGGGGCATCACCTTCGACAACCTCTTCAGCTAACCAGTTAGTTGTATCTTGTCTGTATTTAGTATCAATTATAGCATCAACTCTTTTTGCATAGCTATCTTTTGAAACAGCCTCATCATCCTAAATAACATCTTCTACTTCAGAGTTCTGCATCTCTTTCTCTATGGCTTCTTTATCACCACTAAGAATAGCGCTTGTGAGCTTATTAGAGCGCTTCTGACGGTCTCTAAAGGCTGTTGGGTTATATACTACCTTTCCATCCTTATTCTTCACCATACCGTAATTAAACTGGCTTAAATAGCCGTCTGTTACAGCTTTGTCAGCAGATAGCATAATACTGCCTATAATAGAGTGTTGTAAACCATCACTACTATGCTTAGATACGTCATCTATCTACTCAAGAGCATCTAAAGCTTCTTTGTCTGTAGAACCTAAGTCTACATCAAACTTCTTCAAACGTTCTTTAGCATTATCTATATACTCCTGTACATGACCATATATAAGTTTAGCGTCAGCTCTATTTGTTTTAAGACCTAACTTTTCAGATGCAAACTTAAAGTAATCCTCAATAGTGTTGAGCTAAGCCTTTAATGTTAATGCAGCTTTTAAAGTATTAACAGCTTTAGTCTTCTCTTCTATATATTCACTTACAGCTTCTTTACTATTTTTATCATTAGCATCCTAAGCTTCTTGTTTTATATTTTTAAGATGTTCTTTAAACTATTCCGTTTCTGTATTAATGCCAGCCTTTTTAGCTCTTTCTATTTCTTCCTTTACAGCCATATGACCAGCGTCAACATTTCTTCTGGATATTTCCATCTGATTGCTAACGTCATTCAAATATCTATCAGCTATATCCTAAACACTCTTCTTAAACTCATTTGAGTTGTACTCATCATTTATAGACTTGCTTATAGATTCGCTCTGTTCTGCATTTTCTTTTTGCTGATCATATAAATTACTTAAGTCAGCAACAGCATGAGCATATCTTTCTGTTCCGTATTTAATACCTTTAGCTTCAAGAGTAGCTCTAACATTTTTATTGTTAGCTGTAGCTGCAAGTTGATTAATATGCTGAATCTACTCATCGTACTATTCTGCAGTATACATAGGAGACTCTCTTCTTGAATCATTCTATTTAGCGTCCTATAAAGCCTATATTAACTCTTGAGTTTTAGTATTCCCAGATAACTTAGATCCGCCACTTGTTATATGTTTAACAATATCAGCATTATTACTACGCTCTATATTGCTAAACTCTCTATCCATTACAGCATTCTACGTAATAAAATCATTAGCTTTATACTGTCTATAAACTCCTCTAATGTTTCCTGGTAATACAACTCCCATAGGATTCATAAAACCCATAGAGAATCCACCTTTTACATTTGACCAGAATTCTTGATCGTCTTTTAACTCAGAATTAGCTAAACCTAATACTGACAAATACGCCTTAGCAACTCTTGAGCCTTGAATAAAATCATTAGCTATAATATCACCTATAGACGGTGCGTTCCATCCATATTTCTTAGCAAAGTCTTCTTTAGAATTCAAATACTGAACACCCTCCTCAGCGCCTTCTGACATAGCTGAAGCAAAACCTCTTGCAAGTGTATTTCCAGTATAAGCTAATGCTAACTTCTACCATTGTTTTGGAGCTACCTTATCATATATATGCTGGAATTTATACATAGCTCTTTCACCTATATCATCAATAGCATGTCTAAGGTTTTCTGGAAGAGCTTTCTTTGCTAAATATGTAGCAGCGTTTGCAGAGCCAAGTACAGATCCTCCAACAACGCTTCCGCCATAACCAAAACCAGCAGACTCGCCAATAGTAGAGCCAGCGCCATAGCCTTTCTTGAAAGCTTCTTTTAAAGATCTACTTTTAGCATAACCATTAGAATACTTTTCTACTTGGCGAGCAGCATTAACAGCAGCAGATTCTGCGCTTTCTTCAGCTGATCTTACAGCTAAATTACCAGCATCATCAACTATAGTTTTACCTAATAGATTCTTATATATAGCTCTCTTTCCAGCTTTAACACCATCCTTAATAGCTGTCCACGTTCCTTTTGCTAAAGGTTTTACTGGAGTAGCAAACTGTACACCTAACTGTACTGGCATTTCAGCCATAGTTCTCATGTTATCTGTATAGAACTAAGCCTGTAGTCCTTTTGAAGCGTCTAAGACCATCTTATACATCTGAGGACTATTATTATGAGTTAAACCAACATAGAAGTCTTGTAATACATTTCTAAGAGACTCATCATTATTTTGGTTATATCTTGAATCTATCCATTCTTTACTTCTACCTTCAGACTTCCAATATTTTATACTCTGATTCTTTAAATCGTTTACAATATCTTTATAATGTTTATCACCAGATGCAATCTTAGATCTAATAATACCCATTGTTGTATCAAGTCTTTTATCTCCAGTTTCAACATAGTTTTCATCAAGACCACCTTTTACTTGCCAGTATGAAGATATAGCAGTTCCAATAGGCTACGCTATATTAGAAGCTCCTTCTGTTAATGGAGACAAAGCTAAACCAGCTATTGTTGAACCATGTCTTATTAGGTTTGCAGTAACCTAGTTTAAGGAAGAATTAGAGCTACCCTCCATACCTGGCATTGTAAATAGATAATATCTTGGATCAAATAGAGATGCAGACTAGAACGCATCTTCAGCTTTAACGTATTCTTTTGATGGTGTTAATCTGTTAGATTGCATGAAATCCTTAGCTTTCATGTCTCTATTATAATCATCAAGATATTCTTTGTTTTGAGTATTCAGATCATTAATGTATGCTTTAGTTGCGTTATCGTCAGTTCCGAAATTATCTTTTACAATTTTATTATATTGCTGTAAGTTTAATTTATTTCTTCTATCAGCTAATTCTTTTGCTCTTGCATCTTGGCTTTTTTGTCCAGGAAGTGTAAATGAACTAAGCGCATCTGCTGTAGCATCTAAGACATAATTTAAGAAGCCTTTATTATCATTTACATAATTAGTCTTATATATATTATCAAGTTGTTCAGCTTCTTTCTTTTTATTAAAGACATCCTAAGAATCTGCATTTAACTGTTGAAGATATTCATTTACAACCTATTTATCAGACTTTGGATCATTTAATAATTTGGAATACATAGATCTTTGACGATTTATATCCTAAAGCATTCTATCATATTCTTTAACCTTATTATGGGCTTCTGCCATTCTAATTTTATCATTATTAAACGATGCTTTAGACATCTTTTCTTCAGCATTACCGTCTATAGCATTTCCAAAGAATCTTGAGGCTGTATCTAAAATAAATTTATCAACAACAGCAGCTGGCGCAGAAATTTTATCAAGAATAGTAGAATTATCTGAATTTGCTATTTTATTATAAAGATCGCCTAATTTGTTAAAATATTCACTACTAGCCTAATCTCTTTCAGCTTCCTATTTACGTAAAACAGCCTGATTCTTTTCGTATTCTTTTCTATTTCTATCCTCCCAAAACTTTTTATCATCAAGTTTAGCTTTTCTTTCAGCATAAACTCTATTCATATTCTAAACGTTTCTTCTAATAGTATTATTAACAGCACTGTTAACGTTTTGTTTATTTAGAAGAGAGCCTTTGCTTGACGGAATGTTTTTCTCAAACTATTTTAATTCAGAAAATGGCTATAACATTCTCTTCTGAAATATATTTGACTACCTAAATGGCACGCCTTTACCTTGTGTTAAAGAATTCTCCATAATTATTATTTTTTACCGTATCTATTATCCTTGTACGCGCTTGGACGTTCTTTTACTTCTATCATATATAATCCGTCGCCACTCTTATTCTGTTTATAATCGGTCTTTATATTACCTTTATTGTCTTTATACTGATTTCCATTATATAAGTAACCAGATATGTAATATTTTATACCTTTTTCTTTTCCATGATTTACAGCATGTATCTCTCCAGATGGCGCAAACATAAGATTTTTCTTATTCCTTGGAACTACATATACTCTCTTTCCACCGTTGTATATATCTTTGTGTGAGAAGAATACTTCTCCAGCTTTTGATGCTGGAACGCTATATGCAAAATTACCATTCTTTGTAACATTTGCCTTAAGACCATCAGATACAGGGTCTATTTTTAAATTATAACTATCCTTTGGCTAGTATCCAATAAACGTATTACCATGCGTTCTTGCATCATAGAATATATCTGTCTTAGCATCTTTATTCTAATTTTTAATTCCATCATAATAAGCTTTAAGACGTATTCTTGCATTTTCATGCTAGTTTCTAAGATTTTCAAGAGCCATATCTTTCTGTAAATCCATAGCCGCTTTAGCTTTGGCAAGTGCCATATCATTATTAAAATCTTGCCTCTTAAGCGCGAATTTATCAGCCTCTCTAGCCAATGGTGTAGCTACCTGATGATCTGCAATTATAGCATTATCCATAAATCTACGATCAATCTAATACTCTGTAGGATTCTGTATTCCAGCCCTCTATAAATCCAATTTAGCCTAATTTCTATGATAAATATATAATGGATCTCCTTTTAATCCAGGCATCCAATTCTATAAACTATCACGCATATCTTTCTCGCTTATACCCTAATATTCATAATTTGGGTCATATTTCATACCTCTTGATTCTACTTCTTCTTTTGTTAAGAGGTGAGGTTTTATGCCTTCAAATGTTGGATGTACATACTATTGTAGGTTTTTATAAGACATAGCGCTAGATCTATTCCATACGCCATTCTTCATAGTATCCCAGTCATCTGGAGAATATGGATTATTAAATCTCTCGTAATCTTCATTATATAATCCCTTAGCAGCAAGATCACTTATACTGTCTAGATACTTCTAAGCTTGAATAGCAGAAGATTTTAATTTCCCTATCTGTTGTGTTGGAATATTATTTATATGCCTCTATAGCATAGCTCTACCTTCTGGTGATCTTAAAGGATCTATACCTCTATCGTATAAATCCTTTATAAGATCCTAAGTAGAACCTATAACATTTTTATTATACCAATCCATATCTCTTGATATTGGACTATAGAAATCGTTATAATTCTTTTGGTATTCTTTAAATTCGTTAACCCCTTGCTGATACATATCTTTTGCAGCATTAATAGATGCTAACATTATCTAAGAATCATATAGATCTCTAACTGGTAATTGAATCCACTAATCTCTTGAATATACCATAATTATCTAATTATATTATTCGGCCAATAACTTGGTAAAGGCATTTGTGAAAAGTTAGTAATAAGATTGTTATTCGTTTGTGGGTAGTTGTATGGATCTACATTTACTGTAGGATACCCATATCTTCTTACTACATTACTAAGCTATGGATTATTACGTAATTTTATAGTTCCAGGATTTGAAATATTATATATACCATTAGTAATATTCGGATATACAATTTTACCAGAAATTGGCTCAGTTGGAACTATTAGATCACTAGCGTTTCTATTATCTTTATTATAATAATTTCTCATGTTTTCTCTATCCATATCAATCTTCTGTTGGTATAAACTAAGCATTCCGTTACCAGTTTTACGTTTATACTCATTAGCAGCATACTATTGTATATAATCCATAAAGTTTCTAAGACCCATCTGCATACCTTGTTGTCTAGCAGCATGAGCAGATGCTGCGTATTCTGTATTATATTGATTAGCCTGTTGTCTACGCTAAGCTAAAGAATTACCTAAGCTAGCTGCAGACTCAGCCCATTTGCCCCTATACTAATTATTTATCTCTTGAGCCTTCTATATTGTATCAGCTATATTTTGCTGTGTACCAAGACCTAATGCTACATTTGCTAAATATTTCTAAGCACCACTTAATCCACCAGCTCTATTTATTTCGTATCTGTTTACTCTATCTTGATCGTAAACTCTTTTTATAGCTTCGTATGGATTAACACGAAGTTTAGCTTGCTCTTGTAAAGCTGCTCTTTCGTATGGATTACCAGCATATATATCTGGAGTATGTATTGATTGATTCCTAGCTTGTAGATACTGACCAATACTAGTTAGAGCTCCAATCCCCATAGGTATGGCATTGCTAAGCCATGATGGGCGTTCTATATATCCATAATCAATCTATCTGTTTTTATTCTTACCATCTGTAAAGCCTGGTAAACCTTGTTGTGTATACATCTATTCCTATTGTTGATGTTGTAGAGCCTATTGATCAGATAGATCTTTTAGCTTATCTACAATCGGTTGTTTAATCTTATTAACCTATTCCTACTGGAATTTATCACTATCCTAACCTAACTTTCCTCTAAATTTATTTAGTTTTTCATTAGTTCTATTTTCGTACTTCTTATTTATCTTCTCTAGAGCTAATGTATATGGTAAGGACTAATCTCTAAATGTAGAACCATTTCTCCAGTCTACATCCTAACCAAGAACTATTGTATTATCATTCAGATTAGCTAAGTTAGTATCTTTTCCTACTTTTCCAGTTTTAACTACATGCCCTGTAGTTTTACTAACATCGTCTATGTTATCTATAATACTCTCACCTGCTGCTACTCTAGCATTTGGTTTAGCATTAACTTTACCAACAGATGTTAATACGTTGCTATTGTTTATATTATAACCACCTTTATATCCAGAGTCTTTTCCTCTCTTAGCATACAGCAAATCATCTTGTGTAGTACCGTTTGTATTATAATAATCATTAGCTAGATAGTCTGATTGAGCTGAAGACATATTGTAAGTATTCGTATTAATACCTTTAACTCTAGCTTGCTCTAACCTTCTAGCAGCTTCTCTTCTTCTTTTTGCACCACCAAACAAACCTCCGATAAAACCACCAATACCACCAATAACGGTTCCAATAGCAGTTCCAACTGGCCCAACAGCAGATCCTATAGCAGCGCCAGCTTTTGCTCCAGAAGCAGTTGTTTTGAGAGTATTAGCATTATTATCTCTACGTACTTCTGACATCTCTCTGCCAAAATCTACATCATTTATCTTCTAGTAACCGAAATTGTCATTACCAGCAAAGTGATAGCCTTGTTCATTTAGTATATTACCAACTGATTTATTGTAATGGAACGCGTCAGAAATATCTTTACCAAACTCAAGTCCAGATGATATTATATTACTAGCGTTACTCATAGCACCGCTTTTGATGTTACTCCAGTTAGTTCCACTATTACCATTATATACTGGCTATCTATATTTTTCCAAACCTGTTGGTGCTTGTACATTCCCGTATAATCCAGTATTTCTAAGCAAATAATTATTTTGCCAGAACGGATTATAATTATCTGGTGGCGCAGCCATACCATCAGTACCTGTAACAAATCCAGGCAAATAGTTTATAGGCATTCTCATTGTTCTTCTATATTTTAACTCCATATTGCTCTATATTTAGTCATAAAGTACTATAGTGTGGCTTTATTTATCCCTTCGCTAGGGTTAATATGTATATCACATTCAACATATTTACCACGCATTCTGTTACCAAATAATCCGTTTCCGAGATTATCTGTACCTCTTGGTATTGCGAATCTATAATCAAAATATCTATTTGATATTTTTCTTTTCGTAATATAATTACTAGACATGTGATCGTTCCTAAATAATACGATAATGCTATCAACAGTATCCTAATCAGATCCAAATATCATATTATCAAATACTTTAACAGTGCTGTATTGGTTATTTACAACAAATTTCAAATTAACATCTCTTACGGAATCTTTATAATTACCATTATTCCATATAGCTACTGTATTATCCATATTAAATAATGTAAAATTACGAATGTAAATACCATCAACATCCACGTTTCGATCATATATAGAATAAAACCTTTGTTGTGTTTCGCTAAAAGAAATAGAAGTTCCGATACTTACGCCAAATAAAACTTCATTATATTTATTATCATACACGATTTTTTGTTTATGATAATCTTTAGAAAACACTTCTTTCATATATGAATTGATGTTTTTTGACTTAGATATTACATCGTATTTACTTTGTCCAAAATACTAACATAATTCAGATCTATCAGCATCTATCCAATATAATGCCATAGGTGTTGTTATATATGCAAACATGTCATCACACATTCCATTATTTGTAGATATATAATCATATCTATCTAATACTCCACCAGATCCTAATAATAGCTAATGACTATTATTATCAGTTATAGTTGTTCTTTCGTTTACTTGTAATAAACCAAAAGCTTTCTCCTAAAAGAATACTAAACTGTTATTAAATGTCTTTAAACCAGTTAATTTGCCATACGCTGGATCTAAATCTATATAGTTAGCAGCTAAGAATGTCTACCAAGAATCGTTTATTTCGCCATTCTCTTTCTTGTTTGAAAATCTACATCTATAGTTATAATATTGATCCTATTTAGTTAAGTACTATTGCTTAGATGTTTTTATGTCAATTCCTCTAGATATACTATAAGCTGTATTATATACATACTGTGGTGTAGATTGTGTATAGATATTATCTACATTTGCAGGCTCTTCTTGAATCCATGTAACGTTATTATCTTTATAATTTCTAGATACAGTATAACCGCTGTCTAATGCAGTATTTATAGACGACTCTAATGGTATAGCGTATATGTTTGTAAATGTCCAAACAACGCCAGCAGCATTATTTGATATTTTATGAGCAGCTGTATATTCAAATGGATTTATATATGTATCTCCATTAAATACATCTATTTTATTCTCACCGCTATTATATAACTTCATATCTGCGTAACTATAATACAAACTACTTTGTTTTGCATATTTACTAAATCCGCCATAAGGAATAGTATCTCTAGTTATATTACATATAAATGTGCCTAATGTACTGTTATAAATATAACTACGTACATCTTTATTTTCACCAATATATTCTATATTTATGCCAGCGTTAGTCTTATCTGCCTAATATTCTAATTTATCAAAATTGTCACCATTCTGTATTGGAACATCAATCTAATCAGTTCCTATAGTATCTGATAATATATAGTTATTGTAAAACTTGTCTTTAATTATATTAGACCATTCATTGTCTATAGTTATTAACATACATGAACCACCAGTAGCATATGGAGACCATTTTTTAAAATATATATTATCTTTATTTTCTGCTACAAATAATTCGTTATAACCATACCAGCATACCATATTGCAGAAGTTGTACTTATCAATATTTGTAATTTTGTCTGAATATGTTTCTGATGCTTTTCCATCTTTAACAGTGGCTAAAGAATCCCATTTTAATGAATCTGCAAATTTATAATTTGTTATATTACATTGATTATAAACACTCCTCTTTATAACCACATAACCATGACCATTTTCATATGCTTTATTTGGATTATTTCTATCATGGTTGTTAACCAATATATAGTTACTTTGACAATATAATTTAAAGTAATTAAAATTATATTTCATAGCTTCTACTGGTGATTCTGTGTTTACAACATTCCCACTAATATTAGGAACTTTAAAATTACCATCATCGTTAAGATGTCCACTAGCAACATTTATAGATAAATCATCATTTGAACCAAGTGTATTATGGATAGCGTTTATTATACTTATTGAATTACAAATATACGCGTTATCTTTATAATCTGCAGTTGGCGCAAGATTTGGATCGTCATAACCTAAAAATGCCATAGATGAAATAACGCCAGAAGTATACGATACTTTGGATATTTTGTTACTTACAACAAATCCTTTTCCATCTTTAACAGTAGTTATACCGCCTCTAAACATTGTTGAGTGACTTAAATAGAGATTATCATCACGCCTATCGCTATCACTAATTATATTAAAACTTGCCCTATCTGCACTCATTCCAAATATATATTTAACTGGATTTATATGCAGGTTTGTCTTATCAATCATTAATTTGCTAGATTCTCTCAAATAAGACACATCTGGTGATATATATTGGTATAAGTTATGATTATCAAGATTATCAACTCTATAACCTGGATCTTCTCCGCCGTTTAAAACATTTGGTTCTATATTTAGTTTATTTGTAGATATAATTCCGCTCGGTGTATATGCTTGTGGTTTGTTTATTTTTTTATCTAAGAATTTCTTTATAACTGGTCTAGATAGCACTCCCTACGACACTATTCTAACGTCATTTGACGATCTATCGCATCTTACTATTTCGTATGAATATACATTCGGATTTGCTATATCGTGTAATGTAAACTCTACACCTATTGGCAATGCTGCCATATCTGTATTATTCATTCCATTCATGAATGCTTCAAATCCTGATATACATATGTCAGGAACTCTAATATCAGCTATCCATTTAACTGGACTTGATTCTCCTGTAATACTTTTAAATATTATACCAAATCTATATATTTCGCCTCTTCTTAAAGATGGGAATTTACTAGCTATAATAGGATTTGAATAAGATCTCCCGATTGTCTTATCAAAATCATAATGCCCACAATTTATAAGACTGCCATCATCTTTTATATAATATTTTTGTATTGCATAATTACCGTTATTACCTACATCCTATTTTATGCAATGAAGATCAGATCCGCCTTTTGTCCCGTCTGTATAACTAGAATCAGCAAATACTGCTAATGTTATAAATTTCCAATCTATATTCTTACCAGTACCACCATAGTATTTAATTGGTTTATTGTCATAAGTTTCTGATTTTGTAAAATACTATGCGAAATAGTTATTTTCTGTAGTATGATCTGATGAATCCTAGTATCTATTTATACAATCCTTTTCTTTAGTTAACTAATCATATAACTTCCAATCATCTGCTCTAAGATCATCTAAAACATGATTAAACTAGTGATCATCCTTATCATCACCAACATCAAGTATAGTTGTTAAACCATTAGTATTATATGATAATGATACTGTATTTATATCATCAAATAACTTAGAATTACCAGCTAGTTCTCTAATCTATCCTGCAAATAAATAATCATTTTTAGATTCTAACACTTTTGGTATTATCTATATTCCTGTCTATGAATTGTATTCTTGAACTGTAACTTTACTGATTGATGTTTGCTATACATCATTAAAACTCATAAAATAATATGAGTCAGATGTTTGTTCATTTATAGAATCATTTTCTTTAAAACTACCTTCATATATAATATCTACCTCTGGTGTTGATGCATTCTTATCATAGTGTATTCTATATATTCTTATTAAATCGTATACTGTTCTTTTAGGTATTTCAAATAATACTTTTACACCAGTGTTAGTTGTATCTCCTTCTTTAGCACCAATATAAGATCCATCTGATTGTTTGTTAGCTATTGGAATCATCTTTGAAGCTGGAGAAATCTATGAAGCTTGACCATATTTTAAGAACAGCTAATAACTGTATTGATTCTTACCAGATTTTAAAGAACCATAAATTATATTAGATATTCTTGGTGGTAATAGATTTTCGTACTTATTTGTTATAAGCTGATTAATAGATGTTGGTATATCACCATCTGGCAACACATTCATTATCATTATCTAATGCTCGCCATCTGCTATATATAATTTAATATTATCTGTATTCTCAACTCTACTAACAATACTAAGTCTTCCTTTTATATTCCAATCAGCGCAAGGTCCAAATATTTGTGTTTTATTAATTATCCATCTAAGTGGATCTAATTCAAACCTATATACATTAATTACATTATGTTTATCTTTTACAAATACAATTCCATACTTATCTGCATAACTGGTTTCTATAACTGTCTCACCTTCTTCTAATTCTAGCTTTTTACCAAATCCTTCTATTGATTCTAATTGACCAACTCCTGATGATGAGTTATTAATATACCTAAGATTACAAGCCTATCTATATTGGTCTGATGGAATAGTGGAATCTGAAAAGTCCGAATTCATTCCACCAGAGAATGTATTTATTTGTATATTTTTATTTTCAGAATCCATTGTAATAATCATTATAAGTTAATTGCTCTTTACCAGTATATTTAAAGAACGTATCATCTCCATCCCAATCTGGTATTAGCTTATTCCAATCATTTTTAATATTCTACATATCATCAGCAGTAGGCATCATAGCTTCGGCATAAGCCTAATTTCTATAAAAATTCCATTGATTTTGTATGTAGTTATATATTGTAATATTAGCGCTCTTTAATTTACCTCCAAGCTATCCTTTCATAAACTTAGGGAAACTAAGCTTCATATTAACATACCAATATATTGCTTCTTGATATGAAGTTAAGTCTGGTATTAAAGGATAACCCCTTTCATCTGTAGCTATAGCTTTATAAGATAGTTTAGCAAAACCATCTTTTCTATTAAATACTATCCAGCCAGGCTTTATAAAATATTCTGGTTTATCTTGATAATCTTTTGTATATAATAGATCTGAAAATCCGTTTGTGTGCGGTCTATTTATCTATGCCTACACAGTTGGATATTTGTGCTACATCTATTGTGAATAATTCTACTATTCTTCTATTGCCATATTAGACTAACTATCATCAAGTACAACAACACTATGTTCGTTGTTATGTTTACTTGGCGATTTAAATATAGATGTTTGTGTGCTACACGGAACCCATACTCCATCTTTTGAATTAGAATATGCTACACCATCTAAATGCACTAAGTCTGAAGGCAACGGTATCTAGTAATCCTATATCTTAAATACAGGTACTCCGTCAACTCCAGACTGTCTATTGATATACTACATAGGTGCACCAATCTTATCTATGGCTTCAAAGATCCATTCTCTAATATCGCTAGTCCTCTACCTTGTTTCAGAAGAATCTAAATCAGCCATTATTTTAGCTATGACTGATTCACATTTTGTATACTTGTATATCATTTATATTTATATAATCTGTTTTATTAAAAATTAATTTAGCTAGTCTTCTTTTATTAGCTCTAACTAAACATAACTAATATTTGTATCTATCTGGAAAAGTCTGAGGTATTCTAGACCAATGTAGTCTAAACTTATACCCGTCAGAATGTTCATTTAAATGATATATACGTTTACCTAATTCATTACTTGCTTTAAAGTCTATAGATAATGATCTATTTGTATATGATTTAGGTTTATATTTCCCTACTTGTATATAACCTAGCCCAAAAGGCATTTTAAAGCCGCCTGAGCCGTCTAATACATGTTTTAGTATAATTCTACACATAGAGTCTAATATGCGCTTATATGCGACGTATGACACTTCTATGGGCATTTCTTTATACATGTCTACGAATGTTATAGATTTCTTATTCCTCTTCATCCTGTGGACCGTGTGGTTTAACACTAGCTAATGTAGAGTTGTTACTATCATCACTAGGTCTGCCTAACATGAATGGAAGTTCTTTTGACATTATCATCTCCTTTATCGGAGGTAACATCCATGCAGGTAATTTAATATCATCTTCGCTTGGTTTATTCCAATCATCATCATTCTCATCTTCATAAATAGCCAAGACCCATATATTTCTAAGTTTATTTAAGTCTTGATCTCCTTGCACGAATATATGTCCATCTTCATAATAAGCTGTTAATTCGTGTCCAGTATATTTACGAAAATAATGATAATGCCTACGAATATGATTCATATATTGTATATTCTCTCCCATCTAATCATGTACAGCTAATATACTATCTTCATTGTTATCGTATATACCTTCTAGCTTTTCTTTAGTTCTCTTTGTAAATATAGGATATTTATCTAAAGATTCTACATCCTCTAATTCTAAAGGACCAGTCTCTTTCTTATAAACATCATCAGAAGCCCATATAAGATCATCTATAGTTTCTGATTGAGCTTTAAGTTTATCTAGCCTCTACTTAGTAAAATACTTCTTATATTCTTTTACCCAGTTTCTTATCTATTCTCTAGATAAATCTTCACTCTCACTTATATTATTATTACGTACTAGAAGTAATATATCATCAACAAACTATTTTAATGTTATATATGTCATATTACTTATCTATTGCTTCTATTACTCTAACATCTGAAGTTTTTATAATATCATTAGTATTTACTATCTAATACTTATATATATCAATTTTCTTAAAATCTAGAGTAAATAAACGTTTAATAAAGCTTTTCTTATTCTTATACTATCTATGTTTGTAAACATACAGGAACTATTGATTCTTAATATCTAAGTTAATACTTACTGTATCTTTACCTATAGTATAGTTTACTTTTGTTAGAGGGTTTATTTGTATAGTATCTTTATATACTGTATCTCTCTAGATAGTTTTAATTATATCCTACCCCCTTACCCCCTTATTAGCTGTAACGTAGATTGTTTGTGTTTGAGTTGCGGTTGTCTTTATGACCTTAGGTTTTATCTTTAACTACTATCTTACACTATCTATCTTCTATATAAGACTATCATTTGTATTTCGCAGCTAAGACATATCTAGCTTTAAAACATTATTAGCCTACTAGGATCCATTTAATATACCCTAATAGGCTTCAATGTTGTTTTGAGCTATTTCTAAGCTCTTAGAGAGCCTTTTATTCTGTTTGTATATATTTATACTAAACACAACTAAAAGGCCCACCAAGAGGCTTAAAAGTGCCTTAATCGCGATCTTCTTGTGGCTTACGAGCCAACTTAATATCATCGCACTGTTCATCTGTCATCAATTTATTTCCTGTTAATATTGTACGTATTTCGCCGAATTTAGAATTCATGTATGCAGACACACCGAAAACACTTCCAGCATAAACGAAAGTTTGTGCAATATACCACAAAATACTATCCTCAATATTGTGCTTATTGAGGAAGAACGATAAAAAAGCCAGCGATATACCACTTATAATGGATATACTAGCCGTTACGTACTGTACTAAATCTTTACTATGCTTTGTCATACTACTTCTATTGTTACTTTACCTTTTTGACAAGCATTTTTTATAATCGGGTATAATTTATTAACAAATTCTTTTGAATTAATAACTTTTCCTTTAATCTTATTCTATCCAAGTATGATACAACCTTCAGTATCTCTCGCAGTGTTACCACCGTGAATTAATACACCAGCAAATGATTTAACATTCAATAATCTGGGTGTATATCTTTTAAACCTCGGAGAATAAGCCCATACAACTTCATATGTACCATATGGAATTGCAGTTTCACCTTTTACTTTAAACTCTCCGTTATCAAAAACGCCATTTTTGTTTAAATCTCTAACTTTATCTTCAATAGTGTCACAAAAATAAACACCATCAATATAAAGATTTCCTATTGTGTACGTATCACGTAGAGCGATACGCTTTAGTTCTAGTTTCATAATATAATTATTAAGAAATTAAACTGTATATAATTTTATAATCAAAGTGATTATCAATATCGAGATTATATACACCTTGACCCATACTGATAGCGCTACTAGTTACATCTTCAGAACCTTTATATATTAAGAATGAATCAGCGTTGCCATAATCATTTTGCTAAAACGCATGAGTAGAGCCACCAAAAATACTAACATTCTTAACAATTTTAGTACCGTCCTTTTTCTTAACAATATCTATAATTTTACAAGTTCCTAATAGATTATTAGACTTATATAATTTTAACACTCTTTCATCTTCAAATGTATATCCATCATATGTAAGGACTACATTATCATCTTGACTGTCTGGTAATGCATCTGTAAATTCAAATTGCACACCTTTATTGATGGTAAAAGTTCTAAGATTATTTGTACCCCATCCAGGTTCATACAAAGTAACTACAATTAGTACTATATATTGACCAAAATTTCTCTAATCTTGAGCAGGGAAATACATCTCTATCTTTCTTTGATCGCTAAGAACTCTAGATGCAGCTAAATATTTATCTGGAACTATCTTAAACTATTTAGATCTTACGCCAAAGCCATTATAGGCTGGGAAATATCTATAGTCATCAATAGGTCCAAACATACCACCAGTATATACTTCTTGATTGTATGGTAGCCAATTATATCTCATACAGCTTGTATAAGCTAAATCATAGTCTGTTGGGCTATAATACTATGGATAACCATAATTATCAAGATCTATATATTGTATATCTTCTTTTCTAACAACATAACATCTAAGCTACTTTATCGAAGTTATATCATAATCTGATAATTCATCTAAAGTAAACTATAGACGTACATCTGTACCTAATACTACTTGTTTCATATATATAAATAAAAAAGCTGAGATAGGGCTGTATGCCCAACCCCAGCTTAGTTGTAACTTAATTACTATTTATCATGCGAAGAATGTACCAAATGCAGTCTTCAAAGCTGCGCCCTGGCCCTTCTTAGGATAAATTTCGATTGACTGTTTAGTAAGACGATGCAAATCATCAGCAGTGCGATACATATTCTCAAACTGAATTGTAACAGCATCATATTCGCCGTCAAGCTTAGTATCAAGTGCTGGTAAACCAAACTCACGATACTCTTCAAAACCACGATTTACAATACCATTATAACCCATAGCTGACTCTTCACGATCACGTACATACTTAGGAGAAGCTGTATAAACTTCACCAGGAGTCTTAACGATAGAAATACCAGCAATTGGGAACTTGTGACTATAACCAATATTTACAATACCAGCCTCATCGTTGAATGAAATCCAAGCTGAAACTGCAAAACGTACAGTAGCTGCTGGACTCAATGATGGAACTGAATCGTCGTCATCGTAAGGCATTGCTTCCAATGTAATCTTAGCACCAGTTACCTTAACGCTAACTCTAGCCCTCTTATAATCCTTCTTAATAAGAGCTGCGATACCTTCAGCTACTTGAGTTTCTGTATCACCTGCTTTTGTTACGTACTCGTAAGATTCTGTCCACTTACGGAAACGTGTATTCATATCCTTGTAGATGATACGGAATACAACACTGTGACCACCAGCTAAAATCTTAGCCTTAATTGTTGAAGAGATATTTGTAAAGTCTACATCAATCTTTTCTGGAGTATCAGCCTTGTGATCAGTAAATTCTACACTCTTAACTGCGCTCTTCTGGATAGGATTAGACCAGTCGATAACTGGAATATACTTAACGCTACCATCACGCTCAACAATAGTTGATACAGCGCTAGTAATCTTACCAATCTTAATAGCTGTTGCTGTAGCTGGAACTGTAGCTACAGCAGTACCTGGCTTAGCCATGTCAACAATTACAATGTTACCAACATTAGTAATATCAGACTTCTTATCCTTTGCAAGATCGCTGATCTCGCCAGAATATAATACGCTTGCTTCGTTACTTACGAAAACGTCATTTACAAATGTAATCATATTTTATATTTTTATTAATTTTTTCTACTCACCTCACGCGCTAATTTAATAGCAAAGGCTTTCCACGTTAAAATTATTCTTGTGTCATAACTTCCTGAGTTATAGTCTTATAGCGAGGATTACCAGTATTCTCAAGGTACATCTATGCTGCTATTTTAATTATCTCTGGGATTGTTATGTCATCGAAATCCGTATATTCTTCAAACGGAGTTCCAATATTTATTTTTTCAGGAGTACGTAAATATCCTAGTACATACTCTTTTATTTTGTAGTTCTTATCTGTTAATAGATAACAACCTTTATCAGTACAAACTCTTAAAGGTCTAGCTTCTCCATACTTATAATGAAAGTCTGTAAGACTATTAGTTACTCTATACATAAAACTATCTGAAGTACATTCAAATATACTTGTACTATATGGATTGCCTCCATTATTATTTGTTATAATTGCATCTTCATTCAAAGAGAATAGAAAATCATCTGGATAGTTTTCGACTATATATTTATCATATTGTGGATTACTATCATTAATAACAAAGTCTGTATATTTTACTGTTTTGTATAGATTAATTAAATCATTCCTACGTTTTTCATTTTGTTCATACGAAGTCTTATGAACCTAGTCTGTATTAAATCTTAGTTTTACGAACTTATCTACAGCCTAATTTAACCAAAACATAGAATCAGTTGTGAGAGGTTTCTCAACTTGATTAATAACGCCTATTTCGGTTTCAAAGGCTTCTAATATATCTATGTGTCTCATTGATCACCCTCCTACTATTTCTATTGCTTTAATGCGTCTTGCTGATCCTAAATTTGTTGTCTAGCTTTTCTCTTTAGACTCTCTAATGTTACTCCAAACTTATAACTATAAATGTATAAATCTACAGCACCTTTTACTATATCCCAAAAACAAGATGATGATAATTCACAATTACTCATATATTTTAGTATAGAGAAATCATTTAATTGTTTATAATAAATAACAGTTACATCTTTTATAACAGTATATTTATCTTTTATTATAGTAAGAAAAGTGTCACCTGTATGTTTTTTATTTTCAAAAAGAACCAATGGATTTCTTAAAATAAAGCCATCATTAAAATCGTTGTTAATCTTTTTAGAGTCTTTATATTCAGAAAATACATTATTCTCAATAGTTACTGTCTTTAAATTCTATTCATCTCCAGTAAGATTCTAACCGTTTTCTCTAAATTTATATGTAGAAAGACAATTAGAATAACTTCTTATATACATATAATAATCTTCTGGAAATTCAAATGTAACAGAATTTATTTGTTTTGATATATAACTACCATGCTCCCTAGGAGCTATTCCTTCTCTTATAAGATCTTTTATTTTGTCCTATAGTAATGCAGCAACATCTCTATCTTTAGTAATTATAAGTTGCTTTATAATATCATCGAAGTACTATTTTGCATATTCGCTAAGAAACGCATAAATAGTTTCTGTATCCGGCTTATTTTCAACTTCAAAAGATGGATCAATCTCTATAAGTCTACGTTCAAATTCAACTCCAAGCTAATATGTTTGTTCTAGTGTCATGATTCTAATCCTTTCAATTGAGCTTTAGTCTATAACCTTGGAGATTCTACAACTTCTGTAGCCATAATTAAAGCTAGGTTAATTAATTCTTCAGCCATTGTGTCAGACAATTCAAACTATATAG